ATGTATGAAAGCCACTACTATAAAACAAAAAAAGTCAACAACTCTCAAACCCTCTCCAAACAGTCTGTCTATTCTTTTTCGCAAGACACGGAAGATTATTGTTGAACTAAAAAATAGACAGGTATGATTTTATTCAAAGAAAAGATCAATCAGATCACAGTGACAGCTGTCCTTGACAAGCGATATCCAAGGAAGAATGGTCTGTATCCCGTAAGGATTCAGATAGGTTACAAAAGAGTGCAGAAATATTACAACACCGGCAAAGAACTAAGTATTTCGGACTGGGAAAGGTTGCCATCCACAAGAAGCTCGGATTTAGTAAAAATTCGCAACTCTATAAAAAAGACTTTTGACAGTATATACCGATCCGTAGATGAACTGACATCCAAAGATGAGTTTTCCTTTGTTCAATTAGAAATCATCCGTGGCCTCAATACTGGACAGACCTTAAATGCTGCTATCAGGCAAAGGATGGAATCGCTGAAAAAGGAGAATAGAATAGGCACAATGCGTTATTACCGGGATTGCTTAGCGTTAATAGAAAAATTCAGCACAAAAGAAGTTGCTTATGAAGATATTACAGAAGAATGGTTGAAAAAGTTTGAAAATTTCATGTTAAAACGAGGACTCAGCTATTCTTCAATCGGAATGCGCATGCGGGGCATACGTACGGAACTAAATGCCGCAAAGAAGAAAGGGTATATAAAAGACTTTCGATATCCTTTCGGAAAAGGCAAATATGAAATTCCAACGGCAGAAGGGATAAAAAAAGCACTCACGTTAGAGAATATTGCCCGAATTGTCAAATATGATGACGGTAATGAAACGACATCCAGATATAGAGATCTTTGGTTTTTTATCTACCTCTGCAATGGAATTAACGTTGCAGACCTCGTAAATTTGAAGTTCTCAGATATAGTCGACGGGGAGATTCGTTTTATGAGAAAAAAGACGATAAGAACATCAAGAGTAAAAAAGGTAATTTGTGTGCCACTAACCACCGAGATGAATAAGATTATAAAAAAGTGGGGCAATAAAGCTGTGCCAAATAATTATATCTTCCCGTTGGTGCATCATTATGCTGATCCTATTCACCATGACAAAGAAGTTGCAGATGTGATTAAACGCATAAATAATCGGATGAAACTTATTGGTAAGAATCTTGACATCGGGAGAATCACGACATACACGGCGAGGCATTCATTCGCCACTGTACTAAAGCGTAGTGGAGCCAATATTGCCTATATATCCGAATCCTTGGGGCACAACGACCTTAAAACGACAGAAAGTTATTTGGCCTCGTTTGAAAAAGACGAACGAATAAAGAATGCTGCCCTATTGACAAATTTTTCGAATTAAGAGAAAAATCATACGGCAAAGTCTTAAAAGCCGAAAGTTTCGTTAATTAGATGATTGTAGAGTTTGTTAATTTGATTGGACTTCAGATTTTAACAGAAAATTAGCAACCATGGATAAAATAATCATCACTACACCGGAAGAACTCAAAAACTTGATATGCGATGCAATAGCCCCATATTTTCAGAATATTGACCAGCCTCAACCCTTGCCGGATCAACTTACGTTAGATCAGGCTGTGACTTTTCTCAACGATTATGGATTTCCGACTTCCAAAACCAAAATTTATCGTTTTACTTCAGAAAATAGAATGCCATATAAAAAATTTGGCAACAGACTGGTGTTTTCCAAAGCTCTGTTGCTGGATTGGGCTATAAAACGAACAAAAGATATGAGTTCCGATATTTAGACGAATTGAGGGTAAACTATTAAGAAGCGGTTGGAAGGATAGACGATTCCAACCGCTTTCTATTTGGACTCAGATACTATAGTTAGGATTTTTATAGTATTTCAGTCATTTTTTAGCATTACGCTGTTTATCCGAAATTCTTTCTGACGAAACAATTTGATTATTGGCTGTCTGAATCTCTTCTATTGGATGATGAGCGAATTGTCTTGTACATTCATTACAGTTAAGGTTCCGATTAAAAAAACTCCAAAATCCTGTATATCACATAGCCATTTTGTTGACGCACTGGCTATTTTTATGCCTTGACAATCGAAAAGTATAATGAATCACAAGACAGTGCGCTATGTTTACACTCACGCTCAAGGGCAAACCGGATAAGAACCGTCCGTATTTTGTTAAAATTACTATGATTATCTACCGCCCCGGCTACAACCGTGTGCCAAAAGTTTTGTCCATTACGGGGCCTTATAAGAATTGGGACCAGAGCCAGCAGCGGTTTAAGCCCAAGACGGAAAACGCTGAGGACAACAATGCCTTGCTCTCATCCATTCTCAATAAATATTATCAAGTCGGTAATATGTGGAATGAACAGAAAGTGATCTGGACTCCCAAGGAACTTTCTCACTACTACGACAAGCCACGAGAACTCATGCAGCGGGAAACGGTCATCCCTACCGTCGAGCAGGTATATAAGCAGTGGATTCAGGAGATCCGCAACACAAAAAAGATGAAGAACGGGCACGAGGTTTCCTGCGAGCCCTATGCCCATGCTAACGAACGCATTCTCGAATTTCTGACACGCTTTGTCCGTGAAAAATACGACCGCTCGTTTTCGAACCTTCAGTTCACGGACATTACCGAGCAGTTCCTTAAAGATTACGTGTTCTTCATCGAATCCGAAGGGGCGAAAAGGGGCAATCGCGGCGGACTGAGGGGCAAGCTCCACTCGCTCTACCAAGTAGTCAAGAAAGCCTCGAAAAAGAACATTCCGGGAGCCGATCTGGACGTGTTCATCTGCACGAACGAAAAGTTCCGCGAAGTGGAGACTACGCCGAACACGATCTCCATGGGGCTGCTGCGGGCTATGGAATCTATGGACCGCAGCCTGCTCTCGAAGCTGGAAAGCTATTATCTTGACCTGTTCCTGTTCTGCTTCTATTGCGGCGGTATGGCACCTATCGACGCAGCTTATTTGACGTGGCCCTGCATCGACATGAAAAAGCGCAAGATTACCTATGAGCGCATCAAGACGCCGAAGAAAGCCAAACCGCCTTTCGTGCCGCGCGCGGAAGCCATCGCACGTAAGTACAGCAGTGAATGCTATGCGAATTTCGTACTTCCGATCTTCACGAAAAAGCAAGATACGCACGAGAAAAAGAAAAACCGGATCTGTCATCTATGCGGAGAGGTCAACAAAGCCCTTCGGCGCATCGTAAGCCTGCTGGGCTATGACGAGGAGATCACATGGTACTCGGCCCGCGGTACCTATATCACGATGATGATCGATAAGAGGTATCTTCCAGAAGTTGTGGCATCGCACTCCGGATGTAATGTCGCCACTCTTTACAAGCACTACTGGAAGAATCTGAAGGAGAGAGAAATCATCGCCGAACTGTGCGAGGAGTTCGGGAATTAAACATTTTTTCGTATATGCCGCAAAGAGTCTCTGGCTCATTCCAAGTAAAGAAACGGACTGTAAATGGAAAAGGCGTGGTGTTCTTTGGGAACCCACGCCTTTTTCCGTTTTACGGCCTGCCGTCGCTTTACTTGCCGGCGTTGCTGGCTGCCAGCGATGCCTTGCGGAACTCTTTGAGGAGCTTCTCAAGATTGAGGCTCGCCTTGCGAGCCCGCATCCCGGCGGCCTTATTCCCGTGTTCGTGCTGGAGCTGGGCGTTGGTCTTTACCGCCTCCATCTCCGCGTACATCTTTTGCAGTAATTCTTCCATGGGTCTCGGTTTTATATGTTTGTATTTTTCGCAAAGCGATAGGGCGAATTTACGAAAAAAATATTGAACGGCCGAACTTTTCGCACCGCTTGGCGGTACGGCCTCAGTCTTATTCTTCGCCGGACAGCTCCGCCTCCGAAGGCTTCCGCTTGCAAAGCCCGTCGTAGCGGGCCGCCGTCAGTTTGAAATCTGTAATGTCGAAGTCGAGCACTTTCCACCAGTAGCGGAACGAGAGTCCGGTTTCCTGCGAAGGCCGCTTGGTCTTGCACAACTTGTCTATCGCCTCGGCCCGCAGGTTATACAGCCGTGCCGTGTCCTCCAGCGAGGGATGGATTCCCTTGAGGCGCATCGATGCATCGAATACCAGCACTTTGTAGTTCTTCGGCTCGCGTTTGCGGCGCCTCCCGTCCGGCTCGACCGTCGTTACCGGGCCGGACTTGGGCTTGCGTCCCCGTTGTCCGGCTTCCAGTTCCGGGGCCAGTCTTATGGCCGTGATCCCGAGAATCTGCTGCGGCATCACCCCGCCCAGCCAGTAGACGTCCTCCCCGGAGACGCGGAACAGGATGCTTCGCCGTCCGGCGAGGTCGGCCGGTTTGAAACGGTACCAGCTTCGAACGTCGTTTTTCGTGTCGGTCACCACTTCCACGACCAGCTCGTCCTCCGGCCGCAGCTTGTCCACCTTGATCCGGTGCGGCTTCGGCTCCCCCGCACTGCGGCGTTTGCGCAGGACGATCCTTTCTCCGATGACGGCCATAGGATCAGTTCGATTTGATAGTGTCTACGAATTCCCTGCTGGGCCTGTACGCCGGAACTTCGCAGGCCGGAATATCTATCGTCGTCCCCTTGGCAAGGTTGCGGGCTTTTTTGGAAGCCCTCTTCTTGCGGAAGAAGCTGCCGAAGCCGCGCAGCTGGACCGACATGCCTTCCAGAAGGGACTCCTTGACAAGCTGCAGGAATGTTTCGATAATGGTTTTGATGTCTGCCTTGTTAAACCCGGTGCGGGCGGCAATCTCCCTGACCAGATCGTCCTTGGTCATGTTTACGTGTTGATGTGCCATTGGATAAAATCTTTTATAATATTTTTCACAAAAATAGCAATATATATGATTTTTAACGCATTAAGATTAAAATTAAAAACATCGCAATTAAGGCCGTTTAATTGTAACCGTTCCGGAATCATACGTTTAGCGGGCGATTTAATTTTGTTTTTTCAGACCTGTCCAGTATAAAAAAATACGCAACATTTATTTATGGTCTGCACAGCGGCGCGTTACGAGGCCGGGAGCCGTCATGTCAGCCACGGATTCTTCCACGGGTCGTAATCGGCCTGAAAGGTCGCCATCTGCCAGTCCATGACCTCCTTTTTGTCCTCGGCGATTTTGCGCGGAATCTGCGGGTTGATCCGCAGTTTGGAGGCGTCGTGGAGCCACTTCATCGAATCTTCGTGGTCCTTGACGCGCGTGGCGCTGACGTTGTTCGGGGCTATGAGCTTCGTGAGCTCGTACACGGCCAGCCGCACCATATGCTTCTTGAGATTGTAGTTGCGCGGGTCGCGCACGATCAGATTCACGCCCGCCTGCGGCTCGTCGGCATTGACATCGATCTCCGGATACCACACACGTCCGTCGTAGACGACATACTCGTGTTCGGAGAGTTCGTAACTGTTATACTCTGGATTATAGTCGGCGATCTCGCCCCAGTTCGGGGAGTCGGCCGGCGTGAGGTTCGCATCGAATTCTTCGACGGAAACAACGGTGTAAAATACCCCGCCTAACTCGGCCACCTCCCACAGGGCATACTCGCGCGGCACCCATGGTTGCGGGAAGACTTCGAGCCACCCGGAGGCCATCGGCAGGCGGATATTGCCGAAATCGTATCCGTTCTCCGCCAAGCACAAATAGCAGAGTCCGTTGTAGGCGACCAGATCGCCCGGACGGTAGGTCTTGAACTGGGAGTAGCCGGGCGTGCTCTCCGCGAAGACGTTCGGGTCGGAGGACTCCTCCCAGTAAGCTACGGACGCCGGGGCCTTATAACCGCTGATGGAACGGATTACTTCGTGAATCTGTCCCTCGTGGTAGAGGTAGGCTCCGACGGGAAACGATATGCGGCGGTCATAGGCGGCGATATACTTGCCCTTGTAAAGTTCCCGTTCGATTTCGTAGTTCTCGCTCAGGTATTCGACGATGCTCATCTCGGCCGACTCCTCGGCCTGCGCCAGACGCTCGGCATTGCCGCGCGTGATCTGCGCCAGCGCCTCGGGCGTGATGACGCTCAGGTAATCGTTGTCGTTGAGAAATCTCCGGTACATAATTGTATGTGTAAAAATTTTCGACTTTTCCTTATATGCTTTCCGGACGTGTAAAGAAAACGGCGGTTTCTTTTACATACCGTCAATAGCAGAACCCTTCGTGCAGCACGGCGGTCGATAAGATCCCGACGTCGCTGTCCTCGCCGTTCTTGAAGCGGTACCAGTTGTCCCGCAAATAATAACACAGTAAATAGTCGAGGCAGTCGGACAGGTGTCCGTACTTCTCGAACTTCACGCCCGTCTTGCTGTCCACGACCTTTTTCTTGGCCTTGGTGCCGTCGTCGTTGCGCAACTGGTAGATCAGGTCTTCTGTGAGCCTGCGGCAGCGCAGGTCGATGCGTATCTCCCAGCCGTTGTATCCGTCGAAGACCTGATTCACGAAGTCGCAGCGCGTGACCTGCGGCGGCTGTTTTTTCAGGAGCTTCAGCTTGGGCCGCAGCACGCCGCCGCCCAACGTATCGAGAATCTGGGTGTAGTTGTTGATCCCCTCTTCGTTGGTCGTCGAGCGTTGCAGGCCCGAAGGGTCGCCCGTAACATCCACGCCGCCTACATGTTTGTCCCGGTAGAGCTTGCCGCGGAGCCTGCGGCTCAGGGCCGGCGTGTTGTTCTCCTTGGCTTCGGGCTTGCCGAGGATCTCTTCGAGGATGTAGACCCGCTTTTTCTCGTAGTCTATCTGCGCGAGTAGCACGGACATCTGCGGGAAGATGTTGAAGTCCCAGACCGTGATCAGCGGCTTCGAAGGGTCGTACACCTGCTCCTTGAGGTTGGATACGAGGTGGCGCGAGCCGTCGAAACGGTTGTAGATGGACATGCTGTTGCATTCGATATAATCCCAGTTGCCATAGAGCAGGCGCTCCTTGGTCGCCTGATCGCTGATCTTATTCAGCGCCGCCTCGTAGGTCTGGCGAAAGGCGATGTCGGGATTGTCGAAGACCGAGAACGGCACGTAGTATTCGCCCTCGCGCGGGACGATCTTGTTGCCGTCGTCGTCCTGCACGAAACGCCCCCTGATCCAGTTGGTCGTGGGGTTGGTGGTCATCAGCATCTTCGATACGCCGAGCGTCTCGTGCACTTTCCAGCGGATGCGCGAGAAGAGCACCTCGATAGCGCGCTGGGAGATCTCCGAGCACTCGTCCACGCCCACGGCGCTGACCTCGATCGAACCGAAGCGTTCGAAGTGCGGATCGGACGGCAAATCCGCCATTTCGAGCATCAGGATCACCGAACCGTTCCAGAACTGGAGCGTGCCGGCCAGGTTGTTGACCTTGTAATGAACGTCCTCCACCAGTCCCCAATTCTTGACCACCGTACGGACAGTGTTCCATGTGGATTCCTTGAGGCTTTTGAGCGTCTTGCGGGCAATTACGGCCCGGAAGTCCGCAAAACGGATACAGCAGCTCACGAGCCATACCGACATCAGGTACGACTTGCCTAACCGCCCCCAGCCGCGCCTCCGCCGAGGATCAGCTGGGGGATATTCGAGTTATGGCATTGCGAACAAACGGGTTTGTACTGCGGATTGCCGTTCTGGTCGACACCCACGAGCTGCTGGATGATCTTTCCTCCGCACAGGTGGCATTCGGGCTGCAGGAGTTTCCACAGCTCGTACTGCTTGGGCGAAGGCTGGAAGTCGATCCGCAGCCCCTCCGGCGCTTTGAGCTTCTTCTGCGCCATTGCCTATGCGATCTCTATGGTTACGGATTCTGCACCTTCGATCCTTGCTATGAGCGCCTCCAGCGTCGCGCGCGAGTCAAGGACCTTGCCTTTGACCTTGTTACGGCCCACGATAAGGCAGCCTGCCGAGTCGTCGGCCGTATTGCCCGCGTGGATCAGGATGCCCAGAAAGTGCGGCACGTCGTGCAGGTACGGAAGCCGTCGCTTGAAGCGCGGGCTGTGCTCCATGGTAACTTTGTATGCTCCGGCCGGAATTGCCGTACGTGCATGGATTTTCTCTTGGCATCGGCAGGCGACGCCGCGCGGCGTCTCGGGACACGAGGCCGGCAGTTCTCGAACGGGGTCTTCGAGCGTATCGCAGAAATACGCTCCGTCGATATGGAGAAGGCCGGTCGTGTAGTCCGGGCCTTTGAAAATTCGGGTTACGGTGATGTGCATCTTCGACATTGTTGGTTACATTGAAGAATAGGATCGAAAATCGGCCGGCGGTTAAGGGAAACGGGGATTTGCTGGGAGTAATGGCAGGACTGCATCGAGTAAGGAGATACCTATACCGGAAAAGCCATCCCGAAAAACGCCCGGGCCTGCTCCTGCTACACCTTTCGATGTAAGGGCAAGGATGTCGACCGAAACGGCTGCGACCGGCATTCCGTCTTTTACTTCCCCCGACTTATGGCTTTCAGTATGCAAGAATGCGGAGGTCAGGACTTTATGATGCTGAAAATTTGCAGAGAGAAGAAATTGTCGTAATTTTGTCGGGTGTTACGTGATTTTGTCCTTATACAAGGTTTTCCGCTTGTTCTTGGACGGCAAAAGCGGTGGAATTCGGATATATCGTCCGAGGCATCGAGACATAATTCCAATTTATAATGGGAATGGGGGCGCTGATGAATCCGTAAGACGAAATATAAACGAACAACGCGATATAGATTATGTACGCAGAAAGACAATGTTATATTCCCGTACTGTTATCCGGCCGTGCTCGGAGCGGGAAAAGCGTACGACTTCATAGACCGCAACTCCAAAACCTACAACTATCATGAACAAGGCGACCCTGAGCCGTCGAGTGGCCGCAGAATTGGATCTTACGATATGCGAGGTGCAGCCCGTCGTAAACGCTCTTTTCGAGCAGATGACCGAGGCGCTGCTCGACGGAGAAAAGATTGCCATTTCTTCGTTGGGCACTTTCTCCCTGAAGGAAAGTCCTGCGCGTAACGGCTACGACCCGTACCGCAGGGCACGGATCACGATCCCCGCCAGCACGTCGGTGCGCTATGCGGTCTCTCCGTCACAGCAACGACGACTGCGGGAGCACTGCGGGAAAACGGAAAAGTAACATGGAAGCTCTGGCGCTTCCGCGCCGCACCCTGAAACACGAAACGGGAACCCGACATGCAGGTTCCCGTCTTTGTATCCGTTGGCTTTCTACCGCCGTTTTCCGATCTCGATGTACTCCGAATACGTTACCTCGGCATAGGGGTTGTCGCTCGCGATGGTCTGATGCACGGCCTTCACGCGGCGCCAGAACCACCAGCCCTTGTATTCGACCCATACGGCCTGACGCAGCGTTACGGGCACGCGTATTTCGCCCCGAAGCCTGCCGTCCTCGATGATCCCCGTGAGCCGTATGTGGGGCGATAGCATCTCGACCTTCTGCCGCAATACCGGCACTGTGTCGCGAATGACGACGGTATCCCGCACGACAGCGTCGATGGGTCCCGCGACCTCTACCTCGTGTCGTGCCGCCGCTTCGAGATTCTTGATTTTCACTCCCATCCGCTTGATTTTCTCGGCATCCTCGGCCCGCAGCCGCTTGTACTCTTCGACGGTCAGGCGCAGCGTGTTCACGTCCACGGCCATCGTCGTCGAATCGACCCGTATGCGCCTTATGTCCGCGAGCAGTGCTTCGGTGTTGCCGCGGTAACGGTCGCGCTCCTGTTCGAGCCGTGCGGCCCGCCGCCACAGCAGCATCGCCACCACGAGGGCCAAAGCCAGTGCGACGAGCAGCGCACGGTTAAAGATCCGTTTCATCTTCGAGGGCGTCTTGGGGCACGAACCACAGGTGCTCGTTTTGGAAAGGCTTGTCGAGCAGCACCATGCAGCCGATCATCCGGCCGTGGGCGGCCAGCACCTGTTCGGTTACCGTGCCGCAGCGCCCCGCGAGGCCCGACAGCCGCATGTCGCTCAGTTCTACGGAGGGAACGACCCTCACTCTGTCCGTAACTTTCATTCTATTGTTTGTTTTTAAGCAATTCCTTGATGTCGGCCCGCATTTCGCGCAGATCGTACTGAATGGAGGTGAATTGCGTCATCGTAGCTTCGAATACGGCCTTGTCGAGCTTGATGGCGTTGATGCGGTCGTACTGGTCGGCGATCTTCGTCTCCAGATCGACGCACTTGTCCTGCAATTCGGCGATGCGTGCTGTGTTATTGGTGTGCTGCACGTACATCGTTGTGAAAAAAGCCAGCACGGTAACGATGATCTTGAAATTGTCCTCCACGAATTTTCTGAATTTTTCGGTTGTAGCGGTCATGGCGTCGCAGTATTTATCAATAGTGAAAAGGCGTCTTTGATGGCCCCCAGCAGGCTCACGGCGGCCTGGCTGTTCACGAGTCCGTAGAGCGCCACGAGGACGATCAGCACCAAATATACGGTCCTCTCGACGGCGCGGCGGGAGTATCTGCATTTCCCAGCGCTCTTATCCTTCCTCGTCATGGGCGGGTGTGTTTTCCATGCGGGGCACGATGACGTTGAAGACAATGTTGTTGTCGTTGCCTTCGATCTTGAACTTCGCCTCGCCGCCGTTCTTGACGGGATACATCTCCATAAGGGCCTTAGCTGCGTTCACGGCCACGGCCCGCAGGGACGCCGGGGAGAGGGGGTTGCCGAAGCGGTCGCGGTAGATGCCCGAGGAGGTTTCGCGCATGACGGCTTTCAGCGTTTCGCTGATCTGCATCTTCATGGCGATGCTTTCGCTTTCGGAGAGCATCTCCGCCCCGAGTTCGCGGATGCGTGCCACGACCGAGGGGTTGCGCGTAAGGCTGCGCGCCGCGGCGGCGTCCTTGCCGCACTCCTTTCCGAAGACCTCCTTGTAGCACTTGTCCGCCTGCCCGGCATACTGCATGCCCCCGCAGACGTAGAGCTGGCAGAAGCGCTCCTGCGCCTCTGTCAGCTGCGGCAGCTCGTCCGGCACCGCAGGGAGCACCTCTTCGGCCTCGACAAGTTCTATTTCGTCCTTTTTCGTCATCTGGTCCATCTCTATTCAAGAATAGGCTGCTGCTGCCCGGGAGGTTTTGCAAACTCCCGCTTCCGGGCGATGAGTTGATCCATGAGAGCCTCGTAGAAGACATCGGCCAGGCTGTCAGCCATCGCCTCGGCATCCGCGAGCGAGTTGATGAGCTTCATGTTGAAAGCGATATTGAGCCCGTAGCCCGAGATCGCGGCCATGAACTCCACGCCGTCGGCTCCCAGCACGCCGTAGGTCGTAAGGTCCTCCACGCGGAATGTGATCGTCTCCTCGCCGCGCTCGTTGCGGCCGAGTACGATATTTTCGTTCGTTTCCGTCATATCAGGAAGTGGTTTCTGGTCTTCTCCTTGGGGGTGCTCCCGGTCGTCGTGTCCGCGCTGTTACGCATACGGGCCGCACAGACCCGCACGATGTCGAGCGTCGCCGTAACGTCGGCCCCGGCGTCGTGGGCGTCGTCGAGCTCGATGCCGAGGCGCTCGGCCACCAACTCCAGTTTGTAGGACGTAACCCCGGGATCGGCCCCCAGCGCCAGACGTGCCAGCAGGATCGTATCCAGATAGAGGGGCTGAAAATTGCCGTAGAAGTCCGTCTTGCCGGCGAAGGTCTTCTCGTACTCCTTCGTAAGGCCGGCATAGCTCATCAGCTGCGTGAGAAAGCCGATGTCGAAGGAGATGTTTTGGCCTATGAGCACCGGCTTGCACTGCACGCCCTTGCTGAGCGTCGCCCGCTCGGCGAAGCGGATCACGGCCCCGGCGGCCTCCTTCAGGTCGACGCCCTGCGCTTCGAGCCGCTCCATCGTGATGCCCGAATACTCCAGCGCCCGCGTCTCGTAGTCCATGCGCTCTGTGGGTTGCGCCGGTTCGTTCTTCGAGCGGAGCACCTTGCGGCGTGCTGTGCCCAGCTCCTGCTTGCAGTACGGGGCGATATAGCAGTTGTAGCGGTCGAAGACCTCCAGCGTGTCGAGCCGGATGGCTTCGAGGGCGATCTGCGTACAGGCGCAGCGCACGGGGTCGAGTCCCCCGGTCTCGAAATCGAGGCCCACCCCCGTATAGATCTTCTTCTCTACCGCAGGTGCTGCCATTGCTCCAGAATTTTCAGGACTCGGTCGGCGCCTTCCCGGAACTCCGCCTCGGTGCCGTTGTTTCCCAGCACCACGTCGATCAGGGAGTAATCGACCTGACGGCGGAGGCTGTCGCGCTCGATACGCTGCGCATCGACGCCGCGTGCGGGCAGGTTCTCCGCCCGGCAGGAGACATAGACCGTAAAGACGTCGTACTCCCTGCCGGAAGATTGCTTGAGAGCTTTGATTCCGTTCTCGTCCACGACATAGGTACAGTAACCGGACGCAGGGAGCTGGCTTTTCAGGGAAAAGTATTCGTACTTCCCGAAACGGGTGTAGGTCAGCATCGCCTCACGGCCAATGCCCCGCGTGCTGCTCACGAAGAAATAATCCTCGCCTTCGACCTCACCCTTGCGGCGCGGGCGCGTGGTGGTCGATACGATGGCGGGAATGCCGTATGTACGTTGCAGGTACTTCGATAGCGTGGTCTTGCCGGAACCCGAAGCGCCCGCGATGGCAATGATGATAGGTCTCACTCTTGCGATAGTATGGATGTTTTGGTCGTATGCAGGGTGTTGGCGCCCGAGAAATCGCTGTACTTGATAATACCCGTGAGCACCACTATACGGTCCTTCAGTCCCATGATCTCGGCACGGTGGGCGCTGAAAAAGTCGTTCCAGCAGACCGCCTCGATCGTGTCGGTGTTCTGTTGCAGGGTCATCTTGCAGAAGGCCACCCGGTCGCCTGTCGTCCTGTCCTTATAGAATAGCTCCTCCACGTCGGTTACGGTTGCACAGACCGCCACTTTTTTCCCTTCGTTTTCCATTACCAGCGCATCGTGCAGGCTCATGTACGATGCGCGGCCCTTGACCTTGGGCCGCACCGCGGACTCCTCGAAGATACGGCGGTAATCCACGGAGCCGATGCCCGCCACGGCAATCTGAAGGCGCGACCAGAAGTGGTGCTTGGCAATTTCATCGGCCGGATAATCCCGCTCATCGAGGGTAAAGCCCAGCTCGGCGGCGGCACGTTGCAGGATGCCGTAGCGGTCGGCCACGGAGTCGATGCCTTCCGCACGGTCGAAGCACCCGGCCAGAATCAGATGCTTTACATGGCGAGCGTTCACAGGTACGGGACCTGCCTCGGCGGGCGACGGGTCGTCTTCCCAAGTGCGGTACTTTTTGAGCCGGTGGCGGAAGATCCGGCGCACGAAATCCCCGACACCCGTAAACTCTCCGCCGCGCTCCCGCTCGCGGACGATATGCTCGGCGGTCTTGATGCCGACCATCTTGATACGGCCGAGCGACCAATAGATGCTGTCCGTGCGGTAGTCGGTATAGAACTGCACCTGAGAGCGGTTGATATCGGGCGGCACAATACGGGCCGCGGAGCACCGTTCCATCTCGGACATCAGCGTGACGATCTCCCGGTCATCGGCGTATTGCAGGGCCACGGTGTAGAAGGCCGTGGGATAGTTGGCCTTGAGCCACGCGCCGACATAAGCCGTAATCGCGTAGGCCGTGGCGTGGGACAAGTTGAAGAGATAGCTTCCGGCGCTTTCGATCAGATCCCAGATACGCAGGGCGTCGTCCTTGGGACACCCTTTCTCCGCAGCCCCGGCCATGAACTTTTCGCGCATGGCGTGAATCGCATCGACCTTCTTCTTGGAGATCAGTTTGACCAACCTCACACCCTCGGCCAGCGAGAAGCCGCCCACGTCGCGGACGAGTCGGCTGACCTGCTCCTGATAGATCAGCTGGCCGTAGGTATCTTTCAGGGCATCGTACGTTCCCCACAGGTAGACCGGGGCCACCTCACCCAGACGGCAGCGCAGGTAGTTTTCCGCAGCGCCCGAGTCGAGCGTTGCGGGGCGGTAGAGGGCATTGGCCGCGACCAGGTCGCCTATGGCTGCCGGCTGCATATCCTGCAGGTAGCGCGTCATGCCTGCCGAGGAGAGCTGGAAGACGTTGGCCGTGTAGCCTTCGCAGAGCAGACGGTAGGTCTTCTCGTCATCCAGTCCGCCGAGGACGATCCTTTCGAAGGAGACGCCTGCGCCGTACCGGCGGTTTACCTCGTTGAGTACGGACTGTATCTTGGTAAGCTCCAGAATGCCGAGGCAGTCATTCTTCAAAAGCCCCACCTCGTCCAGCGAGTAGCCGTCCAGCTCGCTCACGAGCATGCCGTCCACCCGCTTTACGGGCGTGAAGTCGAAGCATTCGGCAGCCTCTCCGTCGCGGCTTTCGGGTGTGATGAGGATGGCCGAGGCGTGTACCGACGCCGAGCGGGGCTGTCCCAGCAGCGGACGCATGTCCTCGATGACCTGCGGGTAGTCGTTCACGAAACGCCGCAGCTTGGGCGTGCGGGCCGCCAGACGGAACAGGTCGGTCCATGTCGCGTCCGATGAGCCGATGATCACAGAAATATAGTTAGCGAGCGACACGGGAATCTTATGTACGCGGCAGACGTCTTTCAGGCAGGCTTTGAGCCTCATCGTGGAGAACGTTCCGGCCGAGAAGACCCGCTGCCGCCCGCCGATGTTGTAACGGCGTTCCAGATACTCTTTGACCTCTTGGCGGCGGTCGGCCTGGTAATCGATATCCACGTCGCTCATGGCCTTGCCCGTGCCTTGAAGATAACCATCACCGACCTCACAATCATACGCCTTGACAACGTGCAGGGATTCAACCTTTGTGATCGACTCTATTTTCATCGGATATAGGTTTTGTTGTTCACTATATTACATATTCCCTGTTTGCTCATGCCGAACATACGGGCCAGAACGACTTGAGGAATCCCCCACAAATAATACAACAGCCTGATCTGATGAGCCTCTTCATTGGTCAGTTTGGCACGAACATGTTTTTCTCCGTAATCCCTTTTCAGGTTGTTAGCTATGGCATGCTGGTAATTTTCTTTTCGCGTGCACATTTCGAGATTATCTGCTCGATTGTTCAGTTTATTGCCGTCTTTATGATTGACCTCCAAAACCGGATTCCAATCCGGCAGAAAAGCGCTGGCGACAAGACGATGAATCAAAAAATGTCTGGCCCTGCTTTTAGTGCATAATTGAGTTTGCAGATAAGGCGATGTCAGACCTTGGCAACGGGCCTTAGTACGACCTTTGTGAAGGCGTTTTTTCCTGTTTTTGTCGCACACGACTCGATCAAGACTACGCACCTGCCCGAGATTACTGACTTGGTAGTACCCCTCATAACCGGGTATGTCTCTCCATATTTCATTTTCCATATCATGCGTTTTTTTCGATTTCAAACAGCAGATCGCGGTTGTCGAACAGAATGTCGTCCTGCTCGTGCAACTCGTCGGCATATACTTCCAAGATTTTTTCACCGCGACGAACCATAAGCCGGGCGTCGCGGTCCAGCAGAATTTCGCGGCCGTTCTCCAGCCCGAGGCGGTAACTGTCGCGCGAGTCGATGCGTCCCACGATGCGCGTCGTGCGGGCTCCATACAATCCGGCACGTTCGGGCAGCAGGAAACGCTCGAACAGCAGACCGTATTTCACGGGGTCGATCAGCGTGATGCCCAGCAGGTAGAGGGCCCGCCGAGCCACGGCCGCAGCCCACGAGGATGCCGTTGCGACGTGCCCAGTTCACGGTGTCGTACTGCACTAACAGATAGTCGATATTATCCGTCGATTCGAGGATATAGATCTCCTTGTCGAGCCGCTCACGGTACTCAGACTCTTTTCCCGCAGGGACCAATCTGGAAAAACCTTCTTCGAGCAGGGAGAGGAACATCGTATGCGTATCGCCGTACTTCGCTTTCTCGTCCGGCGTCATATCGTAGCGCGGCATAAATATGGCATCCGTCCGGTATGCCGCTCCGGCGCTTTCGGCGATCACGACCGTGTTGTGGCACATTCTCCGGAACAGGTCGTCCACGTCCCAATGTGCAGGGTCGAACAACGGTCGCAGTTTGTCGAGCAGCTCCCCGGCCGAGCGCAGATACTGCTCGTCGCTTTGCTCGTGCGCAGCGCCCGTGGCGATCTTGTTGAGCACGATCTTGCTGCGGGCGTCGTCCCGGTCGATGTAGTAGCACTCGGGGATCAGCACCGGCTCGACCTCGAACGCACCGTTCCGGTAGAATTCATGGAAGTATCGCCGCATGCTCTCCAGCCGCTGCACGTCAATACGGTCGGCCTTATATTCCGTGGGGTCGATCTGGTAGTAGACGGCCTCGAAGGCTTCGCGCAGCCGCCCGATAGCCGATCGGTTCTGCGTCATCCACTCCGCTGCGAGGGTTCCCAGCACGAGGACGTTGCCGCGGCCGCGGGCTGCGAGGCTCTCCATGTCGATCCTCCCGTCCTTGCGGTCCACCATGACGGCTTTCTGGATACGCAGCAGGTTCTGAAGTCCTTGCTGCGTTTGACAGTAGACCTTCATCGGAACCTCACTGCCGTTGTCGTCCAGCGCAAGCGAATAGCCGAAGACATGCTTCAAACCTGCCTTGGCGCACTCCTTCTGGAGTGTCAGCGTCCCGGCCATCGTATTGCGGTCGCAGATACCCAGAGCCGTATGGCCCAACCATTTCGCCTTGCGGACCCACGCCCCGATGTCGCCCGAAGCGTTGAGCAGTTCGTAGGGAGTGTGGACACCCAGATTCACGAACTCCACGTCACAGCCGTCGGGCCGGGGCCGGCCGATGTGCCGGAGGATGTTCATGGAAAACTCCCCGCGCAGGTCGTAGTAGTACCAGTTGTCGCCGAATGGAAATGCGACGTGGAAGATGCCCTCGTCGAGAAGCGTCCGGACATCCTCCATCAGATTGAAGAGCTGTTCGTCGCCCCGCTGGCGGAAGATGCTCTGCACGCCCGTAAGGTCGGCGCGGAACAGACGTCCGAAATCCGGAATATCGACCACCTCGCTATCCACGACGCTGTAGTCTATATTTTGGCTGTCGAGCCAGCGTATAAGGTTGTCCATTATTGGGATAATATTTGGAAGCATATTTGCGTTTGCAACTAAAAACAGTTACATTTGCAGAAAGTAAACACATGAATGAGTACGAAAGAGAAAATGATCAGACGTTTCAAGAGCCTACCTAAAGACTTTACTTTCGACGAGATGATCCGGCTTTTCGCCCTTTTCGGGTTTGAAATCGACAACAAAGGCGGTACGTCGGGCTCCCGGCTCGCGCTGGTCAACAAAGAAAAGGGCTTGTCGTACAACATGCACCGACCGCATCCGGGCGATATTATCAAGTCGTACGTCATGAAACAGGTTCTGGAATACATGATTGCAAACGGTTTTATAGATAAGTGATATGGGAAATTTGAAATATAAGGGCTATATCGGCAGTGTCGAGTATAGCGAAGAGGACAATATTCTGTTCGGTAAAGTGTTGGGTATGAGCAAAGATGCGATTACCTATGAGGGAACGACTCTCGAAGCGCTTACCGCCGACTTCCACGAAGGGGTCGATGCGTATCTTGCAGCGTGCGAAGCGAACGGGATCGAACCCAAGAAAGCGTATTCGGGGTCTCTGAACATCCGTATCTCGCCGGAGATGCACGGTCTTCTGGCATCCATCGCCCAAAAGCTCGGCACTTCCATTAACGGAGTCATCAAGACGGCGATAAACGATTTTACCAAACATGCGCTCTGAATGATCTGAATGAACTGATCTGTTTTATAGGGATATTCCGATGCAGGAATATCCCTTGTTTCTTTATTCATCATTGCTGGATTTTGCAGATTTTATACTCCACAGGCGTCCGCAGGCGGTAGGCGAAGATGTCGTAGATCTCCTGCGGGGAGAGGTCCTCCCAGTCCTTCGTCGGGTCGGAAATATCGGCCACCAGCACCTCGAAGTATCGGCTGAGCTCTGCGGCAGTCTTCTTCGTGGCATCTACGGCGTCGCCGTCGTATCCCACCACGACGTTGCGCACGCCCTTCGTCTGGAGCTTGTAGATCTGGGCCTGCGAGATTTTCTTTCCGAAGGTGGCCACGGCGGCCACGCGCTCCGAATCGTAGAGGTCGAGCTTGCGCGTGAGCGCCACCACGTCGAAGATGCCTTCGCAAAGAATGACCGTCTCGGTGCTGCCCTCATGCACCGCGTCGTAGTTGTAGAGCAGCTTCACGAAGTCGTTTTCGGTAGAGTTTCTGAAGCGCCGTATGGCGTAGTCGCCCGTGAATTTCGCACGCCGGTTGTAGGCGTCGATCTCGGCCTTGGGCCAGAGGTGGCGGGCGACGTATCCCACCGTATCGCCCGAGTCGATGACAGGAAAGATCACGTAATCGTCGTAGCGGAAGTTCAGGCCCCGCGTCGTACCCACGGGAAAGAACTCGTAGTCGTCGAAGGTGAACCCGCGTCCTTTGAGGTACGGGTGCAGGAATGTGCGTTTGTAAAATTCGGGAAGCTCCACGATGCCCAGCTCATCGTCGATCTCCTCACCCGTATCGAGCGGGAAGAGCAGGTTGCAGTCGAGCTTGGCTTCAGGGTCGGTCGTGCGTGTCGGCAGCAGGTCCATGCGTCCGAGAGCTTCGAGCGTGCGCTCCAGCGAGTGCGTGGAAGTCCCGCATGAGAAGCAGTGCGCCATGAAGGGTTTCTTGCGGGCTGTCTCGGGACCTATGTAGACGCCGTACTTACTCTCCTTGCCGCAGTGCGGACAGCGGGCTACGAGGTTACGGCCCGAGCCGTCGCGCCGGGCGCCGAGCTCGCGGGCAAGCTCATCGATAAGGTATGTGTTATCGTCTGTTCGCACATAAAGGAATAGGCTGCCATCAAGCCGGATTGTTGGAGAAATGCGAAAAAATTGATAAATTCGATATGCAAAAAATACAATAAAATATGTTCGACAAGATTTGTATTAAATCCAGAGAATTTTCCGAAGGTCATCTCGATATGTCCTTTTTGATCGACACGATGCTTTTCTATGGGGAGGTAAATGTTCTTGCACATACGGCAGAGATAGTGAAACTATTGGAGACTTTCGGAGAAGAGACTTTACTCCATTTGATTCTTAGCGGTAGGATGAAGCTCCATGTTCGGCAAAATATTCTCGGAATCGGGCATCAACCGTCCGGAGATAAAATTCACTATGGTGTAGAGCTGTTTCATGCTAAAGACATCAGCGTCCACAACACATTATACACAGCCCATCAACAGTTAGTGCATAACAGCACACGTAATATGCAGTTTGCAGACCGCTTTGCAGAAATAGCGCCCGGCCATGTTTATGATCCGATAGTCTTGCAGATGGTAGAAGCGGATTTCCAGAATCCGTCTTATCTTACCGATTCCGTAAGTGAAATCCTGCATACATATATTCCGGAATATAGTCAGCCAGAGCCTGTCCGCGTCGAAATCGAAAAGGATGATCGCACTGTCGGCCCTTTTTTCTCTTCTTATGTGGTACATTCAAATATCGATTTCGGAAAAATCAACAGCATCCATGCAAAATATGGAAAACCAAACGTATCCGGACATTCCTCGTTTTTGTTGACATTGGTAGAAGCCCGCGGCGACAATTACATTTCAGGGCAGTTCGAAAGCGAGTTCGCGACCGGCGACTTGAACTCAACATTGATGAACATGCAGCTTGCCGATGTCATACAGCGAACACGCAAAAGCGAAGGAGAGATCATAGAATTTAACAAGCATATCTTGGCAGACTGTCCCAGTATCGGGACAGCATTCGTAGCAGGGCAGATAACTGGTGAACAGCTACTTAAATTACTCGAAGAAGGCGATAAATTCAGAAAGTGGCTGGAAACAATCGACCCGAATGCAGATCTGGTCAATAGATATATCAGCGAAGCTCTGGCACCCGCGCTGTCCGACAAGGCCATAATAAAAACCGCACGAGTGGCTGCAACCGGATTGGCCGGTCTAATTCCTGGTCTGGGAACCGTAGCATCTGTTGCTGATACTTTCTTCGTAGACAAACTGATTAACGGTTGGAAACCGAATCATTTTATCGACGGCAAGCTGAAACCGGTATTGCATTCAATGTCCCACTAATTGAGTTCCGGCTATGAAAAAAAAGAACTACCTATCGCCGAAAAAATATGGATGGATTGGCTGGAGTTTGATCTGCCTAATATCCTTATGCCCCGTATTGTTCTATTTCTACATTTACCATGACGGATGGTCCAATGATTACAACGCATGGATCGCATTCGGTACGCTTTGGGGTGCAGTGTTCGGATCTCTGGCTTTTATCATCGCAATTCGGACGGTATATGAAGGGCGTAAGAATGCCGAGCGGGAGCAGATTTTCAATTTGATCGATCTACATCAACAGAAAGTCGAAGCGGTCATCTATCAGGGGAACAACATTTCCGGTTACGACGCATTCAGGATCTATGCACAACAGGCCGATAAGTATTTGATTCTGCATTTGATCATTAGAGAGTTGAAACTGCATGGCGTACAACAGCGACAATTTCTGTCGGATTGCTTATCCATTCTTCAGAATTGTACTCAAATATCTATCGGACAGATAGATATTGGCAAATATCTAATGATCTCACAATCTAAAGCAATTCCTTTCGATGAATGGCGAGAGGTGGCTTATACTGTGTCATGCAGTATGTCGGTAGAAGAAAAAGTACAGGCCATTGCTGAGGTATATGCACAAATATATCGGGAAAATGGACATTTTCTCGGACAGTATTTCCGAAATATGTACTACGCCTTGAAAACAATCGAGCAATCTTCTTTCAGTAAGGACGACAAAACATATTACGCTCATTTGTATCGGGCACAACTATCCCGATACGAGTTGGCATTGGGTGTATTCAATGCGGTCTGGGAATTGTCGAGCGACGATATGGTACGCTTGCTTCTCCAATACGATATTCTCGACGACATATACCGCGAAGATATTGTGCTCTTGTTTGAAAAAGGAGGGCTCACTCCGTATATGCGTATTAAAGAGCTATTGCAGACATATCGGAAAATGAAATCGAAAAAATCTCAATAATTCCACTCACTCATCGTCTCATGCCCAGCGTCCTTGCCGCATCGTAGAACGTCTCGTTGTCATAATCCGTGGCAATCCGGAATGTATCCCCCTTTCGGAAAAACCGGCTTTTGGCCACATGCACGCGCATGAGGTTGTTTTCGCGCTCGGCCGCGGACTGGTTGAGCGACACGAGGTGCGTGCAGGGCCGTGCCAGACCTTTGGCTTCCGAGCAGTTGTATTCGGTAAGCACGTTATCCTCGTTGTTGAGCCAGTCGCGGTTCTCGATGGTCGCCTGATAGGTGACCACCATCCACAGATTCTCATCGGCTGCGAGGTCCTTCAGGTCATTGGCCACGGCGATGCGTTTCGACCGCTCATGCTCGGCTCCCCACTGTCGGCGCGAGGCGTCGTTCAGCAGGTCCATCGAGTCGATGATGACGATGTCGGGTGTCCGTGCGTTGATCTTTCGGTATTCGGCGATGCCGTTTCGGATGTCGATGGTCGATATACGTGCCGCAAACCGGGGAAACGACCTCACGGTAATGCTCCCGGCATATTGTTCTATCTCCTTCTCGAAACGGCGCATCTCCACCTCGGCGATATGCCCCCGCTCGAAGTAGAAGGCGTTGCGGGCGATGAGTCCTCCGCTGTATGCGTTCAGCGCCTCTTCTTCGGAGCCTTCGAGCTGGAAGTGCAACACATGTAGCCCGTCGTCCACGTTGGCCCGTATCCCGATGTACTTTGCCATGTGCGATTTTCCTACGCCCGTGGATGCGAGGATGCACGAGAGCTGCCCGCGCAGGTTGCGTCCGGCATTCAGCTCATCCAGATCAGGGATGTAGAAGCGCGTGACGGGCCTTACTCCCGATGCCTGCAACTCCTCCTCACGGCGGCGGTTGCGTCGAAAGCGCATGGAGAAGGTCTTTACCACATCCACGAATGCCGAATCCTTGAGCGTGAACCCCGCCAGCCACTCGGCGTACTCTTTGAGTTTCGCTTCGGCCTCGGCCTGCCGGCTCTGGTTGTAGAGCTTTCCCACCTCGCCGTATACGGCCTGCAGGCGCACGCCTTTGATATAGGTTTCGAGCAGGTCGACGACCGCTTCGGGGTTGTTCTCACCGTCGTACTCGCGGAAGGTGTTCACCAGCTCCAGCGCGTCGAAATCCGATGCGAAGGTCTGCGCGAGTACGGCATACGAGGGCGGCGCCTTGTAGGTACGGTAGTGGTTCACGAAGAGCTCCTGCACATGCTGGAACGTGCGGTCGGGAAGATACTCGCGGCGCATGTGCGCTACGAGTATGCTGCATACCGTGTCATGGCGTATGGCCGTCGAGTAGAGCTCGTAGAGGTACTCGGCCGAGAGGGCGTTGCGCGTCGTGCTCATGGTCGTCCTCCCTGTTTGCCGTGTTCGATCCGCAGACGGTATAGCTCGGGATAGCGTTCGCGCGTCATCTCACGGCACTTCCCGGCCATGGCGCACTCCTGACATACGGGCGAGAGGGGCGTCCACAGCAGCGTCGAGAGGCTGCAAACGTAAAGTCCCGCCTCGGTGCCGATACGGCGGCGCTTGGTGGCGTCTTCATATTCGGGATAGAGGAACTTCGCAAGGGGATGCTGCGAGCGGTCGCGCACTTCGTGCAGCAGTCCTCCGCGCGAGAGTCCGTGCCTTTTCAGCCATCGGTCTTCCCAATAGCGGTGTGCGGGGGTGTTGTGCGCGAAGCGCTCCAGAGCCTTCTTCCCGAACGAATGGGCGGGCGTCCAGCGTCGCAGGGCCTCTTTCCCATAAAAGGTCAGGGCATAGACCTGACAGATGCAGAAGTCCACGACCTTCTCGCGTGCGGGAGCCTCCGCTCCGCCTGAGAGCGTTTCCATGCACCCGTCCACGGCCCGGCGTGCCACTCCTCCGCCGGGGAATCGGAACTCCTCGTCGAGAGTGCGACGCACAAGGAGCGTGAAGAGCCTCTCGACCCATCTATTTCTTCTTGCGGCTGTTCCCATCGCGGTCGATCATTTGACGCATTTTCAGCTTGGCCAGAAACAGACGGCTTTTTACCGTCTCGATATTGGGCGTGCGGAGCGTGCCGTTGCGCAGAGTGATCTCCATGATCTCTTCGAGCTTGTATCCGGCCTGTTGCAAAAGCAGCGCCTCGCGGTATATGGGGTTCAGACGTTCGAGGGCCCGCAACACGTCATCGCCGTAGAGTTCGGCATAGTTGTCCAGCCCCATGCAGTTGCCGCTCACATGTTCGGCATCCTCGGCGTAATGGCTTATGATATGCTCCGGATCGAGGTCGTCCGTGGTCTTGAAGGCGGCTCTGCGGCGGTCCAGGTCGTATATGAGGCGCTTGCAGCATACGAAAATCCAGTTCGCCAGCGACTTTTCGGGGTCGTAGGTATGGATGTAGCGGTAGAGGTTCGAGAGGCATTCGTTGTAGTTCTCCCCGACATCCTGCCAGCGCGCGGTAAAGCGCATGCAGAGTTTGTAGACGAGGTTGCGGTTGGGCATGATCAGCCGTTCGAAGAGCTCCGTACGCTGGCGTACGGACTCCTGTGCATCGGTATGAGGGGTGTTGTGTCGTTCTTTCACTCGCTTGCCGACTTTTCGGTTGTGTACTCATCTTGTTCGATCTGTCGGCTTATGGTTAGCGTTGAATGGGAACTGGACGGGGCGGCGGTGCGGCCGCCCCGCAGGCGGAGTGAAAGGACGTACGGCAAATTACCGGATGCGGTACTTGCGCACGTAGTAGTGAAAGAGCAGGAAGGCGTCGGCCTCGTCGTGCGAAGCAGGGTGGAAACGGTAGTCGTCGATGCAGGCGGCAATCATCCGTGCCTTGTCGGCGCGGCCGTCTCCCGTTGCGAACTTCTTGAGCGCTGCGACGTTCACGAACTCCACGGGCAGCATCTCCAGTTCCTCCGATAGCAGGAGCACGATGCCCCGCAGCTCGGAGAGCTTGCGCAGGTCGCGGTTATGGGCGTTGAAGCTCACATCCTCGGCCACGATGCGGCGTATGCCGTGCCGGAGTATGAACTCGCGGAGCGTGCGGTAGAACTCCAGATAGGTGCGGCGGTGGTGCGTGGCATGGAAATTCCACGCCCCGGAGCCGTGCAGCGAGTAGTAACCCGTCGTGGTGGCCACGTCGAGGGCCAGCAGTTCGGCGCGCGTGATGCTACCGCTGTTCGATCCGCGAGGCTCCATTCTCCTTGACGACGGTTATGCGGTGGGGATAGTTCTCCTGCACGAGTCCGTGCGATACGACCAGCGCGGTTACTTCCAGACGGTTGAGTGCGGCGAAGATACTCGCAAGTCCGTCCGCATCCATCGCGTCGATCACTTCGTCGATGCAAAGCAGGTCCAACCCCTTTCCGAAATCGCAGTTGCCGTTTATGAGACGTTGCATCGCTACGATCGAGGCGAGGTTCACGCGCGCCCGCTCTCCCTCGGAGAATTTGGCGAACGTCCCGGCATCCATGCCGTCGCGCAGGATCGACACCGAGATCTTCTCCCGCACGGCGCCGCTCTTGAGTTGGGTGTATCCCGAGAGGTTCACGCGCAGGTCCGACCCCAGATCTTCGAGCACCCGGTTGAGCATTCCCGCCAGCGCGTCGATCTTCGTGTTGGCCAGGTAGGTGCGGAACTGTACGAAGGTCTGCTGCTGGGCCTGCAGCGCGGCGATACGTTCTGCAAGCTCCCGGCGTCGCTCCACGATTCCGGCGGCCTTGCGGCGGTATTCTTTGAGCGATGCGCGGAGCGACGTTATGAGCTCCCCGGCCGTAGTCTTCTCCAGCTCGGCGAGGGTCTGCTCCAGCGTGTCGATGGAGCTTTCGGCGGCAGCGATGCGCTCGCGTGCGAGCACGGACTCCCTTTCTGCACTCCCTCGGGCCGCATCGAGGGCGTCGTAGGCTTCGTCGAAGAGGCTGCGGCGCATATCTTCCACCTCGCGGGTGCGGGCTGCGACATAGTCCCTGACGCGGCCGATATTGAAGCGCGCGCCTTCCATTTCGTACTCGGCGGCCTCGACCGCACGCTTGCCCTTGGCCATGCGTTCTTCCCATCCGTGTCGGTCTGCGGCCAAGGTACGCACCTCGCCCCGCACGGCCGAAATCATCAGCTCGACCTTTGAGGCTTCGGCCTCGTCGTCCAGAAGGCACTCCCCGACGCCTGCCATCTCGGACTCTTTCTGCGCCAGCTCCGCCTGTGCCGCCGCGACGTCGAACGTCCGGTCCGAGACGAGGAAGCGGTGCGCGCAGGCGGGACACTCCACCGTGCCGGCCAGCCGGGCCAACAACGTCTCGATGCCGGCCGCGAGCGTCCGCTTGCGCCGCTGCAGCTCTCCGATGCGTGCCGTGGCCGTGCTGAGGCGCTCTTCGAGTTCCTGCATCTCCGAAGCAAGGGCCGTATCCTTTTCCGTTGCTGCGGCCTCGAACTGCGCGTGTTCGCTTTTCAGGGCCTCGAAATCGGATGCGGCACGGGCGAGTTTCTCGCCGGTCATGGCGATGATCTTCGTCCACTTGTCGATCTCGGCCCGTGCTTCGTCGATCTGACGTTCCTTGATTCGGGCGACTTTGCTCCAGTCGGTAAGTTTTGCTTCGGGCACAGGCGCGAGCAGTTCCCCTACGCTGGTCATGCAGCCTGCGAGCGGCTCGTCGGAGTTCTCGACCTCCTGCATGCGTTCATCGATCCCGGAGAGACGTTCGCAGAATTCCCGCTTTGCGGCGATCAGCTCCTTTTCGCTGCGGATCGCCTCGCGCTTGGCCACTATGCCCGCACGGATTCCTTCGATCTTCTCCTGCCGCGAGCGTTCTTTCTCCGTTCGGGACTCCTCCTCGGCACGGATCTGCTCCACGAGCATCTCGATGCGCCCGTCGAGCGACGCTATTTCCAGATCGGCTTCATGTAAGGTTTCGCCCAGCGGCGCGAGATCGGCCTCGACCTGTGCGATGGCACGGTCTACGACGATGCCGTTGCTGAAGCGGTTGATGATCTCCTTCTTCTCGCGGTCGGAGCTGGAGAGGAAGTCCTCGTAGCGGTGGCGCGAGAGGATGAAGGCGAAGAAGAGCTCGTCGCGCGTGATGCCCAGACGGTCGAGGATATAGCGGTTGGCGGCCTCCACGCTTTCGTGTGCGACCGCCTCCAATGCTCCGGCCATGCCCGCAAGGCATTTTACGGAGGAGGTTCCTTTGCGGAAGATCTCGCGCTCGACGGCAAGTCCTTCGCCCGTGGCCGTGTTTGCGAAGCGCAGCGCGACGCGGCACGCCTCGGCGCCGTCGTTGATGATCTCCTCGGAGCGTACGCGCCGCAGGGGCGCTCCCGTAATGCCGAAGGCGATGGCCTCGACGAGGGTGGATTTCCCGGAGCCGTTGCTGCGCTGGTTGTCGTTGTCGGCGTTGCGGCCGAATACGAGGGTCGTGGTGCCCTGTGCGGGCGAATACTCCAATTCGTGGAAGGAGCATATATCCTGTGCTGAGACGTGTTCTAAATACCACATGGCGAGTCGATTTTTGCAAGGTAAGACATTCCGAGTCTCTGGTCGATGCTGCGTGCGTCGCAGAACTCCCCGTAGGCGCGGCGCAGGCGCTCGGCGTCGAATTTCTCCAGTACGTCCTCCTCGGGAGCCTGCACCTGCGGGGCATCCCGCACGACGACCTCGACCTTCCCGGCTCCGGCTTCGAGCAACCGGCGGCGGTCCACCGTGTCGGTCGCCGAAGCCGCGACGCGCACCCGGATACGGCAGCGGCCCTCGTCGCGCATCTCGTCGATGCGGTCGAAGAGCGGGACGTCCACATCCTCCGCCGCCACATCGAGCGTGCGGTAGCGCAGGTTGGCGCGGTTGCGAACGAACTCCGTGGAGCCGTCCGTATAGAGGATCGTGTAGCCCTTCTCTTCGTCCTCCCCGAAGTTGAACTGGCGCGAGGAGCCGATATACTCGATGCGGGTTCCGGGCACGACGGCCCGGTTGTGGTAATGCCCGGCGAAGACGCGGTCGAAGGGACTGAAGATATGGGCCGGCAGTTCCTGCGGCGCAGGCGTCGAGAGGGCGCCGTTCACGCTTTCGTGAATGTAGAGGTAGTTGAGTTTCCCTTCCGCGAGACCTCCCATCACGAGGGCCTGCAAACGCGAAGTAAAGCTCCCGTCCTCGGGAAAGTAGCTCATCATGTGCAGTGCGAAGTCCCACGCGGGGTCTTCGAGCGTCAGAAAGTCATCCACGACCGTGACCGAAGGGTGGCAGTCGAAGAGGTGGCAGTAGCCGCGCAGGGCCTCCTGATCCACCAGATCGTGATTGCCTTCGGCCAGCGTGACGCGGATACCGGCGCGGTGTGCGGCCAACAGTGCGTCGTGTACGGAGAGCAGCACATCGAGCGTCTGTGCGGTGCGGCTCTGGAAGAGATCGCCTCCGAGGGCGATCTGCGGGATGCCGCGCTCCGTGCAGAGCTCCAGCGCTTCGGCCCAGTTGCGCTCGAAGGCCGCGACATCCTCCTTGGATACGTGCATGTCGTTAAGAAGCAACAGGCTCGCTGTCTTATCTTGGTTCATGGTATGTATGCAGCTAAAAAAGGGAGCGCGGGAGCGCCCCCGATAAAACCGACTCTCACCCGCTAACGCCTGCGGCGCAGGGGCGTTTCTTCCTCCTCTTGTTCCGTGGTGTTTTGCGGCTCCTCTGCGGGCGTCTCTTCGTCCGCAGGGCGGTCCCCCAGAGCATCCTCGATCATGTCCAGAAGCTCGTCGTTGGTTACCGAGCGCGTGACACGCACGGGGAGTTTCTCCTGCTCGATGAAGCTGCGGATCGCGGCCCGGAGCTCCTGTCCCTGCTCGGTGCGGTCCGAAAGGCCCTGCGCCTTGAGCTCCTCGAAGCGGTTGCACAGGGACTCCAGCGTCAGGGCGCCCGCGTCGGCACGCTCCCCGTCCTTGGCGCGTTTGTCGAAGCTGAACGACGAGGTATCCTCCTTGGGGATCTCGGCGCGGAAGGTCTCCACGGCGGCAGTCATCTCGGGGCTCTGCATCACATGCAGCCCGTAGCGGACGTCGCACTGGGCGAGGAAGGCGAGCGTCGCCTCGAAATGGTAGCGCGTATAGCGGTAGATGATCTCCGGGATGCGGGGACTGTTCACGAGCATCGTGAGCTCCTCGCGCGTGAGCGTCTCGTTGTCGGATTCGTTGTCGATGGAGAAGCAGTATTCGGTCTTGCCGCCGTTGCGGCGCTTCTCGACCTCTACGGGATAGGCGTTGTAGACCGAGGATATGGGGCACGGGTGCTGGGGGTTCTTCAGCAGCTTCTTCTCCCAGAGCTTGAAGCGGCGCTCGTCGAGCTCCTTGAACTGGGAGTGGCTGAGCGTCAGGAGCTGGATGCCCTTGGCGCGCTCCTTCAGGTCGATCATGTACATGGCGTGGCCGTAGTTGAACTTCAGGCCGCCGCCGAACGACCCGCCGCCGATCTTCTCGGCGAGTTTCTCATCCCCAGCCGCCTTAGCGGCTTCGACGGCCAGCAGACGGTAGGTGTCGACCAGGTCGAGCGAGTAGCCGGCCTCCGTGGCGCGGGGCACGGTGACGTAGATGTTCTGGGGCTTGTCGCCGCCGTCGGGACGCTGGAGCTCCATCAGAAGCTGATGCACGGGGTGCTCGTAGCCGCGGCGTTCGACGCCCTCAGCCGGCGCCGGGGCCAGGGGCAGGATGCGGATACGGTAGGTGCCGAGTTTGTCGAAACGGAAAAACTCGGTCTTGGCGAAGGAGCGATTCTCCTCGATGGCGCGGGCCTGCGCCTCGGCGAACGACTCCTGCTGGGCGAGGAACAGCTCCTCCACGGAAGCGCCTTCGGCGCCTCGCTGCTCGAAACGATCTTGCATAACGATGTTGTTGTGATAGTGTGGATACTGCCGAGGATCTGGGTTCTGCTCCGGGTTCGGATACCACCGGGAACCGCTCTGATTTACCCTAATATGCCGTGAAAAAAACCGGTGCATGCAACCCCCGGCTTAACTATCACCATCCCCCGGACGGGGGAATCGTCAAATTGAACGCGCCCGGTTTTTTGGAGCGCACCGACAAAGTTACGCGGCGCGGAATGAAAATCCAAACTTCCGGCAAATGGTTTTTCGGAAATCATTTTAAGGCGCTGGCATAGCTGCGGATAGCCCCCGTTTTCCAATCGCGGGATTACTCCTCCTCTGCTCTCCGGCGCTCGATCTCGTCCCAGTGGCCGAGGATGTAGTTCTCCATGCGCGTGCGGCGCAGCTCTTCGTAGTACCGCTCCCGCTCGGGAGTGAGGCGCTTGCCGCGGCGGCAGCAGCAGCCCTCGCGCTCGTAGCGCTCCAGGTAGCGGCGGAACTTGGGCTTACAGAGGGCCGGCTCCGCGGAGGCTGCGCAGACCGCTTTGATGATCCTTACGGGAGGCTCCGCACGCTGACGGGCCGTGCAGAGCCGCATCAGGACCTCGTAGGTAGCGGGAGCTTCGTACAGGAGCATGAAGCCCAGAGGCGTCTGGGCGAAGGGGAAGCGTTTAAGGCTTCCCCGCGGACGTCCCCCGGGGTCTTTTACTCCGGGCGGGAGTTGCGGCCGTTTCCCCTTCCGGCATCGGTAGCTGCTCTTGCGCTGTTTCTTCTCTTTCATCCTTCTGTGGTTTCTCTGCGGGTTCCGCCGCACGGGGCACGGCGCCGCTGCGGGCGCTGTGCTGCGCGATCCGGCGGCGGCTCTCCACATCGCGCGTGATGTTCACTCTTTTTCTCATGGTTGTCAGGTCATATAGGAAAAACTCAGTTCCGTGGTTACGTTGTACGTGCCGCGTTCGTGCATGAGGATCGTGCGCTCTCCGGCCCGGATGATGAACGAGCAGCCGCGGTTGTACTTGTGGTCGTCGTTGAAGTCGGCCATTGTCTGGCGGCATCCGAAGCGCGGGGCGCCGATAGCGTTGGGGATCGTGGCGATCGATCCCCATGTCGCCGATGCGCGGCGCGCCGTATTGATCGTGCCCTGTATGCAGACGACATTGCCGATCTGCCGTGCCCAGAGCGTTCCGGCATTCTCGCCTCCGCACGGAAGCCATCCCGTATCCGTGATCTTCTTCTCGTACTCCGGGGCGTAGGCGGCCCCGATATTCTGGCACGCCAGACGCCGGGCATTGTCGTCCTTGAGCACAAGATCCGCCAGGCTCTGATCGCGGCGAACGTAGGCGGTAAGGTCATCCACGCCTGCGGCGGCGAGCACTTCGCGCAGCGCCTTGCGGGCCTCGACCGTCGTCTTGCCCTGACGGACGAGGTACGAGACGTAATCCTGAAGGGACTGCCCGAGGGCCGCGAAACGGGCGTCGGCCTCGGTTTCGGTATAGAGCCCCAGGTTGGCGGCCACCACGGCCTTGTCCTGTGCGTTGTAGCCCTCCAGAAGCCGCGGGGCGTACTTGGTGAGTTCCCGCACCACGGACGAGGTCGTCACGTAACCTTCGCTCTGGCTCTGCTGCCCGCCGCTCTCGTCCGTGCCCGCGAACGTGCCCGTTTTGATCGCTTCGAGTTTGGCTTTGTGTTCCGCGGTAAAGAGTGCCCCGGTGTAGGCTCCTTCGACGCCGAGTTTTCCCTCCAGCAGTTTGTCGATCTCCGAGGTGGAATAGACCCCGATGTTCTGCCGGGCACGGGCTTTGTCCTCTACATCCGCGAGATTCGAGGCTTTCGAAAGTTTCAGCTCTCCGGTGCCTTTCTTCTCCGCACCGATATTCTCGCGTGCCGCCTGTCGTCGCTCTTCCTGCAGGGCGATGATCTGCTCGGGGCTCTTGTCCTCGATTTCCGCAGCCGTAAGTTCCGTCATATCCGCGAGATACTTTTCCGTATTGAGATAGCGGCGGTCGCACTCCGAGGCGGAGTAGACGCCCAGCACGCTGCGGGCTTCGGCCTTGTCCGCCAGATCCGCGAGGTTGTCCGTACAGCTGAGTTTGCCGCCCAATGCCTGCGAGACATCCTCTGCTGTCACGAACCCTACAGCGCCTGTCGAAAGACTCCCTTGACAGATGGCATCCAGCTTCTGGCGGTATTCCGAGGTAAAGTCTTCCGTACTGAGCCTTTTGCCCGCCTGCTTGTCGACCTTCCCTGCGAGTGCTTCGGAAAAGGCCGTGAGCGTGACATAAATCTCGCCGATGGGTTTTCCCGCCAGGCGCAGATCGCCCCGGATGTCGACCCCGCTGCGTGCGGAGATCACCACGCTGCCCAGGTCGTTGTGCAGCGTCCAGTCGAAGCTCTGCGCATCGGCATAGCCGATCCATGCGATACGTTCGGCATCCTTGTCCTGCCACTGCACGAGGCCCGTAAGCGCCGCGTCGCTTTTCCCGTACAAGGAATTTCGCAGCGTGAGCCCCTCGGCGCCCTGCACCTCGAAGGCACCGTGGACGGTAACGCGGGCGCCGCGGCCTTCGGCATGCAGCAGGACCTTGCCGCGTCCGTCGTAGACCGTAAAGTCGCGGAAGCGGTCTCCGTTCCCCAGATAGCCCATGCGGTTTATGACAACGGCTCCCGCATCCGTATCGTCCGCCGTATTGCAGATGTCGCAGGAACCGATATGCAGGGCTCCGAGGCGGGCACTCTCGGAAGAGAAATGCTGCGTGCGTACGCCGTCGGCACCGATACTTACAAGGGGCATATCCTGACGATAGAGGGTGAACGATCCGTCCGTGGCAATCTCGATGCGGCTCACGAGCAATCCCCGATGGTAAAGCCCTGCCACAGCGTCGCCCGACTCCCGGACAAGGCCGCGCAAGGCGTAGCCGTTTTCGGTGTTCACAATCGAGAAGCCCGTCTTGCATTCGAGCATCTTCTCAATGCTCACGGCACCTGCGAGCGTGAGATCCTTGCGTACGGTCTGCCGTGCGAAGGGACTCTCCAGCAGTACGGCGTAACGTCCGATGAATTTGTCGATAAAGCGCGGAGCATACTCTTCGCGCATCTCGATATAGCCCGGCAGCACGCCCGTTACCTCGTCCACGGTCTGCGGCACCGCCGTCCCGCCCGAGGTAAGGTAGCAGCAACGGCCGGGCTTGTCGATATCTCCGGCATAAGGGATCGTTTCGTAGTGGTTTTTCTCGTAAATATAATACGGGAAACTCACATCCGCAGCCCCCTCGAAGGGGCGTACATGACCGCCGATCCACACGTAGCCGGGCGTGATGCGCCCTTGAATGACTTCGCAGCCCGAGATAATGAAGTTCGAACATCCTTCGAAGATCGAGGTCATGCTCCGGGCCAGTTCCTGAAGGTTCAGCAGGTCGTCGTTGTAGGTGTAGCGCCCGCCCGTTTTGGCTATGTACTCTTTCACGGCGTATTATCTTTCGTGGTTCGTATCTTTGTTCTCGATGCGGATCAGATAGGTGCGGCCCGCCAGACGGTAGGTGTCCACCACATGCGAGAGCATGTGTGCGAACTCTTCGTGGGGCAGCGTTACGGCCGGCACGCAGACCGTGAAACTGACCTGCTTTTGGACCTTCTCTTCCGCGTTCAGGTACATGTGCCGGGGCTGTTCTGTCTCTGTCCCCGACAACTCTTCGCCCTCGAACCAGACAGTAAAGGGACGTGCGTACTGCGCCCCTTCGAAGTAGAGGTCCACTCCGGCGGAGGCCCCTTCGGAGATGGTGATTCGCTGCGACGGGTCTTGCAGCCAGCATCCGAAGCGCCGATTGAGAAACCACTCGAAGTATAGGACCTGCGAGGTCATGGCCGCCTCGATGCGCTTTTCGCGGGCGAAGGCGCAGAAACGGTCGTTGAGCGTTTGCAGGGGCCAGACGAGGCTCTGCACCCAGAGGATGAATCTTCTCCCCGACAGGTAGTGCGGGACCAGACAGTTCGTCAGGTAGTCCGTAGGCAGTCTGTATCGCATTATTTATCGATTACCAGTTTGATGGCCTGCCGGAAAGTCGGCAGTTCCGCTTCTGCGCCCGTACCCGTAGACTCCCGCACATAGCCCGACGAGGTATGGGTCATACGCTCGATCCGACATGCGGGCTGCAGGTTTCCGTCTCCATCGTACGAGGCGAGGAAGATGCCCTGTGCGGGCGCGTCCGAGGAGTCGATCCAAACATCCGTAACGTGCTCCACGGAGCGGATGGCCTCCCATACGCGGTTGACGTAAACCGCGGCATCGAAGTCGATGCTCATGACGTATGTATGGAGCGCCTCGTCGATGGCGTCGTATATCTCCGCTTCCGGTATCGCGCCATCCCAGTAGACCGTAACACGGGGGATGAGCACGTCGCCCTTGCGGCTGATTACTTCGATGCGCGTACCTGCGAATTTGAGTTGATTGATATAAGCCGTAATGAGTGTCAGCTCTTCGGCATCGATCTCATGCAGCGCGCCCCGTTCGCCTGTGGCGACCTTGAGAATCAGTTTGCTATCCACGTTCTGGGAGTCGGTGCTCTCGACGTACGATACCTGCGTGATAATCCGCTTCGAGGGATCGATGCTCGCATAGCCGAAGGCCAGACCGTCCTCGCGCACCACGAGCCGATCTCCTTTCTGGTAGTTCAACAGGGCGTCGGCATAGTAGCGAGGCGTGCCGTTGATGCGGCTTTCGAGCGTCTCGGAAACGTCCACGGCGAAGACGTCGAGGATCGACTCGAAAGTGTAGATCAACGCCGCGACCATCCATGTCACGCCGTTCAAAACCGACATCTTCGAGTCGTTCGAAAATTCCGTAAGTTCCAGTCGCCGGTTGCGCTCGGCGATGGCCTCTTCGTAGATCTGTCGAATGGTTCTGCTCATCTGTTTTCGGTTTAATCGTTCATTCCGCCGGAATGCCAGGGCGGAATAGGTTCCGGATCGGGATCGGGGTTGGGCTCCGGCTCCGGAACCGCTTCGTAGATGTATTCTTCGCCACAGATCGAAAAGTGCCACGGATTACCTTCGTTCCATGCTTCTTCGTGCGTCAGCAACCACACGGCCTCCATGCCGCATGCGAGAGAGTAGTTCAGGCCGTCGTCACGCTCCGGCTCGCGATACACGCCCGAAGGACGTACGGTAAGCATTATATGGCAGGCACGGCGTCCGTAATGTTTCTTGACCAGAGCGATGAGCCACTCGTCGAGCATCTGTTGCGGAATGTCCGTCCCTCCCATGTCGAGAAGCATCAAAGACCGGCACTCGACCAGCGGAGTCAGGTTCCCGATCTTCGTATTCCGCAGCCTCAAGGCATAGAGCCCTTCGGTCAGGGGCAGGAACGACAACGGGGCATGAAAACCGTCGAGCGTAAGTTCTTCGACATGCAACGGCCTAAAGAGCCGCAAGGATTCAGGGGCAAGGCCCGTGAAGTCGGCCTCGCGGAGCGAGAAGCTGCCGTAAAGACGCACGACACGGTTATGGGAAATCACGCTGTCGAACGTGTGCGTCAATATCGACGGCTGCGGTTCGAGTACGATGCTTTGCAAGGCCGAGTTGTCGCCCCAATCGATCTGCACTTCGCCCTCGCCCGAAAGGGAGAAGCGCGCCGAAGCGGCCGCGGCGGGCAGGTGGAACTCCGCACGGCGCGCAAGGGAGGTTTCCTTGAAGTAGACATGTCGTTCTCCGCCCGAAGGCGTGATACCCTCGCGGTGCAGGACGGCAACGGTTTCGGCATCGATCAGGTAGCCGTCCGAGTAATCGAGGATATCTCCGGCACGCAGGCGCGTGGCCATCGAGAGCCGGGGATTCGAGATCAGCAGGTCCGTGATTCCTTCGATGGAGCCGTAGATGTCGAGCGCCACGTCATAGAGGTTCTGTCCCGTTATGACCGTATATTTACCCATCGCGTTCGGTAACATCGAGCAACAGTTCGCCTGTCTCGGAGTTCATGTATGCGTTATTGATCACCATTTTGTCGTTCTCGAATTCCCGCTGCAATCGTATGGCGAGGCCCGTGTTTTCGAAGTTGCCATGAAGAAAGTCTATAAGGCCCACGCCTGTTGTCGGATGCTGGTAGAGGCTGCCCGGAGATGCTTTCAGCAGAAAGACCTCGTTCTGGCGCAGAGCCGCACCGATACACACATCCGTCTCCGTGCCGCCGTAGAGCTCCAGTGCGCTGCCCCGCCGCACGAGGCGGAAGAGACCGTCGGCATCGATCTCGGAATATTCCGAAAGGCGGATGACGGCACCGCCCGTGCGCCAGATGTCGAACCACGGTGTGTTATTCGCGGTGTTTACCATGTAATAGGCTCCGCCGCCGGACGGTACGATGCGGAAACGAACCCGCAGGGGCCGGTATACGGGCGTATAGGGAATGCGCACATGAACGCTGCAATCCTCTAAGAACCGTGATTCCGTTTCCGGTGCCGCGTCAATCTCCCCGTAGGCGTAGTGTTCATTGTCCGCACCTTTGACCTCTTCCAGCAGGGTAAAGTCGCAGACGGTGCGGCCCGCGGGGTTGTCCGCGATTACCAGTTCCCCATAGGTGGAATCGACCAGTATGTCTTCCCTCGCCATAAAACCGTCATGACATTTTCTTCGCTAAAGGATAGAGACCGGAAGCGGGAAGTGTTTTGGCCGGAGGACGCAGGGGGCGCACCTTTCGGACTTATCCCGAAATGCACTATATTTGCAGCACGAGAGGGACTTTAATTTCAATACCTATGAAAAAACACAAGATCACGCAGCAGGACTACCTCAAGGCCCACCGCAAGGCGAGCCGCGAGGAGGAGATCGGGCGTCACGGCAGGGCCGCAAGCCTGCGGCCGGCGGTGCATCGCTCGAAGAAAACCTATAACCGAAAACGGGAAAAGGCGGGACTTAAATCCCGCCTTTTTCGTTGCCCGCCCGCATGGACGCCTTACTCGGCCGCCTGTATGGCGTCATAGACCTTCTCTACCGTGAGCCACATGTCGTCCGCCAGACTCTCTCCGGCGATCTTCTCGCACGCGTTTTTGAGCAGTTCCAGCTCTTCGCGCGAAAAGTCCGCCGTAAGGGGCATTTCCTTGTCCGTGTCCCACTCGATGCGGTCCGTCTCCTCCACGCGGTGCAGGCCCACGGCCTCGCGCTCGGCATCCGTGATGGCTATCTTCTCCAGAATGCCCTTCTTGAGGTTGAACTCCCGGAATGTTCCCTGCCGGGGCAGCAGGGCCGGCAGATAGAGCCGGTCTTTGATCGTCAGTTCCATAGTCGTCGTATGTTAGCGTGATTTGTTCTGGGCTTCCTCGCTCCCGTGTTGCGCAGCGAGGACGGGAGTCTCCCCGAGAATCTGCCCGATGAAGCCCGCCGCAGTGGCAAAGATCTCTGCGAGGTCCTCCCGCCAGGGCAGGCTGCACGAGACGCTGTGTCCGTCGTAATAGACCGCCCCCAGATATTCGCCCTGCGGGGAGGCTGCCGGGTCCGCTTCCTGCTCCTGCGCGGCGTCTTCTCCCAACGGCTGCACAGCTGCGGGAGGAGCGAAGATATTGAGTTGTATGCGGTCGAGTCCTTCGTCGATAACCGTATATTCGATGGCGAACTGTGCGCTCGGCGTACTGTGACGGGCCGTGCGCGTGATAACGGTGCTGGTAATCTCCATGTCTGTTGTGTCGTTTAACAAAGGTTAGAGTACGCCGCAGGCAATGGTTTGAACCATGTACGTTTTTTTACGTGAAATCGGCCGTGGAGATGATGACGAAGTTGAACGAACCGTCGTTTTGCGAAGCATCATCCTGAGTATGGACGATAAAATAGCTGCTGTACTGGTATCGGACCGTAGCGTAGATCGAGGTATCGAAAACCGGACTCCTCTTGCCCGAAAGCATGACCATATATTTATCTTCCCCAAGGCTCCATGGCAGGTAGACATTAAAGACTCCCGTGCCGGTTCTCGTTACCGACATCTTCGTGCCGTCGTAGGTTTTCTGTTTGAAGGTAATGCTATATCCTGCATTGAGCGTTACCGATCCCATGGCCAGATACTGCATATACTCGCCGTATTTGGAGGTGGTGCCCAGATCGCGGCGGTTCAGCACGATCCACCCGTAGAATGTCGAGGAGGTGCCGAAGCCTATCAGCTCCACGACCTGACGCGACATGCTGAGTTTCGTGGCAAGACGTCCGTTCTCGTAAAAATACTTGCCCGAGGGTGCTGTGAACGTACTTGTGCCGTAAACGTACTGGTTGCCGTAGCGATAGTGTGTCAAGCAAAGACGGCGGCCCGACTGGCTCACATCCCACGGCAGTTCCGGCTGCTGGAGGTTCCAGCCCCCGGCGTCCTGTCCCGCCTGCACGCAGATGTTGTCATACTTATCCGCATCGGGTTTGCCGGTCGAAGAACCGCTACCGCCAAAATCAACCCATATCGAGCCGTCGACCATGACGAAAGGACTGCGCAGGGTACCTTTGATGATGGCGTCCTGTATCGTCGCGCCCTTCATCGTCAGCACCCCGGCCGCTGTCCATGAGATATTGTTCTTGGCAAGGTATCCCGAACCGTCGGCATTCAGACGCCAGTAGGAGCCGTTGTAGATATTGCCTGCGGAGTTCAGATAGACCGAACCCGCATAAATCGAGGAGGACGTGAGACTCCAACCCCCGATACGGCCGCCTATGGCCGTGATACCCGAGCGGTCGAGCGTAACCTTGACCGCATTACCGGCATCGCGTACCGAGATGCTTCCGTTGTAGGTGCTGCCGCCTACCACCAGTGCCGAATCCACCTGTATCTGATTGGCTCGTACAGTCCCCGTATAGATACCGGTAGAGCCGATATAGGTCAGCGGATGTTCCTTGAGCATGGTATCGTTGCCTTGGGCCAGCGTAATAAAGCGATGACGGCGGATCTCCTCCGCGACGGCCGCCGTGAGCGTGCGTGGAGCCGGGGCGTTGGCCGTCGTGCTGCCGCTCTGGAAAATACGGTCCGAGTTGTAGGCGATCTGCGGGGCCGGAGGTATCGGCGAAGGACTCATGGAAGAGCTCTCGATGGGCTGGTCCGAATAGAGGTGGTACACGGCGCCCGTGGAGCCGCCCCCGCGCAGGAACACCGCGAACATGCACCAGTTGCCGCAGTGTGCGGCACCGCCGAACATGCGGCAGTATGTCTCCTGAAGGTCGTAGATGTCCCACGAGTAGCCTGCGCCGCCCCAGCCGCCGAAGTTCGTCTTGATCAGAAGATTCAATCCGCCCATATGCGTCGTGCTTCCGTTATTCCAGTCCGAAGGCGCCTGCTCGTTGAACGAACGCCGGATCATGATGTCGCGCTGCACGGTCTGTTCCCCGCCCTTGAAGACGACCGGATAGTAGGTCGCGGAATCCCCGTTAATGACGATTCTCTTGTAGTAGCGGTAACCGTAATTGGCGCTCTTGGCCGCCTCGATGTCGTTCTTCCACTGAAGAGATACCGAAGCGCCGAAGGTCACGGTCCCGGCGGCGTTCCACGAGATGTTGCCCGAGGCCAGCGACCCCGAACCGTCGTTGTTTAGCGTCCATTTCGTGGAGTTGGTGATCGAGCCGTCGGCACCCAGCGAGACGCTGTTCTTCCAGATGCGCGTATGGTCGAAAGCCCAGCCGGCGATACGGTTGTAAACCTCCTTGGCACCGCTTTTCGTGTAGTTGGCCGACAGGCAGAAATACTCCATTCCGTCCCAGCTCATCATCTGCAATCCCAGAAAGCCCGTCTTCACGCTGTTTCCCGAAGCCGCTACCTGCCCGAAGATCAGATGACCTGCATTACTGCTCTGGTGCCAGGTCATCGAGATGCCGTAAGGTTTGTAAGAGCCGTTATACCAATATCCGGAACCGGCAGCCACCGAACGGATTTGCAGGGGCATGGCTCCGACGGCTCCCACCGTTCCCGCCGTCATACTATCCGCACCGATCGTCCATCCGCCGATCTTGCCTTTGCCGAAGGTCAGTTCCAAACCGTTGATATAAGAAGCGTTGACAATATTCGTCTTGATGCTCGCCGCATCGAGTTTGTCCGCCTTGATGCTGCCCGCAGCCAGACGGTCTGCCGAGAGCGTTCCTGTTTTGATGCTTCCCGCGTCGATTGCCACGGCATTGACCTGCGAGGCCGTGAGCGTCCCGGTATAGATACCTTTGGCGTCGAGCGTTGTGACGTATCCCTCCGATGCCGTAACGTCGAAAACCGTGGCGTAAGCCGTATACCAGACAAGGGGCGCCGCGGCGGTCGGCGCCGCACCTCCCGTCAGTGCGAAGTGGTTCAGCGTCCTGAACGTTCCCGAAGACCCGCAGACGACCTTGCAGACGTACTCTTCCCATTTTCCCGTTCCGTCCTGCGACGTGAGCCATCGGGTCGTGCCGCCGTCCCCATAGCTGTTATGGTAGTTCTGCAAGGCTCGGCCTACAGGGATCTTGGCGATGATGCGGACGATGAAAACAGCGTTCGCACGGCTCGGGGTGCCGAAGAAGAAGCCGCCGGCACGCAGGTCCGTAGCCGTATTCCACCCCGTGGCGGCATATTTGAGGGCATAGCCCGTGGAGTTGGGGCAGCCCGCCACCTGCTCGATACTGCGGGTCGCATTGCTCAGGTAATTGCCCGTGCCGTTGTAGTGGACGCTCCCGCTGAGGAAAAATTCGGGGACACGGTAGAGCATCTTACCGAAGGCCATGGCGCGCGCCAGCTCCTTGGCCGCTTCGGCTTTCGAGGTGGCATCCGCAGCGGCGGTGCTCACCGCCTCGCCTTTCTTCGTGTCGGCATACGTCTTGGCCGAGGCCAGCGCGGCATTCGCGGCGCTGGTCCACTGGAGCGACACCGACGAGCCGAAGGTCACGTTGCCGTATGTGTCCCATGAGATGTTGCCCGAGGCGAGTTGTCCCGAACCGTCATTGTTCAATTTCCATTTCGACGTGTTGGCAATCGAGCCGTCCGCTCCCAGCGAGACATTGTTCTTGAAGATGCGCGAGGGATCGAGGTTCCATCCTGCGATCTGGTTCATGGAGCCCAGTGCCGCCACACGCGTACCGGTTGCATCCGAAGCCCAAATGCCGAAATCGCTGTCCGAATTGTAATAGATCTGCACGCGATGTCCGGCCGTAGCGCTTCCTCCCGCGCCGAAGACTGCGACGCGCCGGTTGCCGCTATCCAGCAGGATATGGCTGCTCGCAAGAGTCGTGGCCCCGATTATCCAGCCTCCGATCGTACCCTGCTTGAAATTCAAGTTCAGGCCGCTGATATAATCGGCATCGACGATGTTTGCACGGATACTCGCGGCATCGAGTTTCTCGGCCGTGATGCTTCCGGCAGCGATGCGCTCGGCCGAAAGCGTTCCGGTCTTGATGCTCCCCGCATCGATCGCAACGGCGTTGACCTGCTGTGCCGTGAGCGTTCCCGTATAGATCCCCGTCGAGGAGATGTGTGTGAGCTTGGGGCACTCTTCGCCTCCGAGGGCTGTCGTGATCGCTCCCAGCGGCTCGGTCCACTGAAGGCTCACACGCTCGGCAAAGGTTATGTTGCCCGCAGCGTCCCACACGATGCCATCCCCGGCCAGCGCCCCGGCGCCCGATGCTTCCAGACGCCACCGGTAACCCCGCAGTCCGTTCGAGGAGAGCGTAACGGCGCCGAGCCCCGCCGTATAACTCCCCGGAGCATTGCTTTTCGTCCCCCGAAAGATCGCCTCGTTGTCGATGGTCCAGCCGCCGATCGTACCCCGCACCACATCGAGCGTCAGCGCCTCGATATTCTCGGCCGTCAGAAGCCGCGCTTGCAGCTCGTCCACATTCAGACGTTCGGCATCGATTACGCCGGCCGTGATCTGGGAGGCGTCGATCGTGAGGGCCTGCACGGCCTCGGCCGAAAGCCGGCCCGTGAAAATACCGTCCTTGTCGATATAGGTGGCACCGACCCACTGCATGGACACCTCGTTCCCGAAGATGATCTTACCGCTTGTGGCGTCGTAGCGGATCGATTCGTCCCCGCGGCCGAGCGTGACGCTGCCCGTAGTGTCTATGGAGAAGGTTTTCATCCCGCCGTGGAAACCGTACATACCGTCGATCGTCTCGGACTGGAATTGGCCCGCATCGTTACGTGTAAGCAGCGAGAAACGTCCCAAGGCGACACCCGTCAGCGTGCCGTCGCTGTTCCTCGCCCCGGCGAAGAGCTTCGGCGTAATGACGCTTTGGCCGTCAATCACGCTCTTGCCCGAATCCCAATCTTCCACCCAGTCCGGCAGCACGGCAGTGCCGTCTCTGCCGGGTTCGCCCTTGAGGTTTTCGCGGGCCTCGTCGCTCAAATCTTCCCAGCGTATCGTGAAATCCCGAAGGGCGATCGTGTCCTCCGTCCATCTGAAACGCCCCGAGGCGAAGTGCCCCGTGCCGTCGGGGTTGATGACGAAGGAGTCGTTGCCCGCCCGGACCGAACCGTCCTCGTCGAGCCGCAGCAACGGGTGCTGGATCGTGCCCCCGATACCGCCGCGGGCGAACCACGCCCCGTATTCATCCGTTTCGCGCAGCACCTCGTCCGTAGGTTGGTACGGCGTGGGCCGCTCGCCGGCCTCCAGTTGGGGCGCCGCGAAAGAGAACCCTATGCCTTTGGTAAAGTCGATCGCCGGTTTTGCGCCTTGCGAACGCTGTATGCGGAATGTGTAGTGGAAACGCTGCCACCGTCTTTCGAGCATGATGCTCACGACCGGACGGCTGGCGTGTGCCAACGTCACGGCGTGAGGTGTATTCGCACGGGCCCAGAACGAGAAGCAGTACATCTGGCCGTCATGGGCCTTGGCCCACTCTTCGCGCTGGAACTCATAGCGCGCCGTGCCCGATGGTACATGACAGTAATAGCCGATGCCCGTGGGAGTTCCCGCGGAGTACCACTCGGTAGTCTTAGGATGGTAAAAGGTCGGGCGCAGACTGTTGGGCGTGCAGTTGCGGTGTATGCGTCCCACGTAGAAGGTCGAAGCGAAGCCTCGTTCGTCGGCCGCCGTGAGCGTGCCGGCCACATGGATGTCTCCTGCGGCGTACAGGTTGCGGAAGTAGGCTCCGTAGCCTTCCAATGTTCCGAAAACGGAATCCACGACACCCCGGATTTTGCCCACACGTCCTTTGGTGGCCTTGCCGAAGGCCGTGAGGTCTGAGAGACGAACGAGCGTCAGTTCCGCGATCTCGAACCACTCCGCCTCTGCGAGCAATCCCGTGAGATCCATCCAGAGGACACGGGCGTACGTGGCTGAGTGTTCAGCCGTAAAGACTGCAAGGCGGTATTCCCACTGCGTGCCCACGTCGATCGTATCCGCGTAGTCCATGCGCGAGCCGTCCGTATAACCGAACGACACGGGGACAGCCTGCAGCGGAGCGGAGGCGCGAACCTTGAAGGAAAGGAGCAGTCGCTGGGGACTCTCCACCGTCTGCTCCGGGCAGGTTCTTATGCCGTACTTTCCGCTCCCTTCATGCGCCGTGCGCGTGAGGCGGTAAATTCTCGATACGCCTCCCTCGCTTTCCGTATAGTCTTCGTCCAGGTAGTCCGCCCCTTGTCGGGCGTAGCGGCGGCGGTCGGGCTCGAACTCGTCGCCACCGCCCGTCTCGGGCCACAGCAGGGCGAAGTCCCGGGCCGGGGAGTCGATCACATCCATATAGGGAGCCTCGGAATCCGCAGCCGTGAGGTACAAAGCCCCGCTGCGATTCGTGTCGAAGAGGCTTGTGATGCGCACGAAATCCAGCAGTTCGCCTTCGCGAGGTTCGTCTCCTTCAATAAGCGCCCCGATAAAATATGGAGTTTCGGTGCCCGAGACACTTTCGGTGCCGGTACTGAGCACTACCATCAGCGAATAGACCTCGCGCGGAGCATCGTAATACGAGCGCCGCACCACGTCCCCGACTGCCAGACCCTGCACCTTCTTCGAATGCGGGTCCCGGCGGATCTTGTATATCGGATAATCGACCTTTGCCATCAATGTATTCTTTCGACCTCGTCGCCCCGGAAGCTGTGGCTGATCCACAACGCCCCGCCCACGACGTCGGCTTTCTGGATTTCAAATTCATAAACGCGCATACGCTTGCGGACGGTAAGCTCGTCGAACGTCGCCGTAGTGTTACCTGTTGCGGCACTGTGCTGCACGCCCCAACCCGTTCCTGCCAGCCCCGGCGTGAAGCGTGCGCTCGCGACGTCGCCGGTCAGGTAGGTGTTACCGTAGTGCGTGATGCCATCCGCTCCGGCCGAGAGGAAGATTCCCTCGGACAAGGATAGGACGCCGTCCGTAAGAGAGGTGGCGGAGCCGGCTATTTCGAAGGATTGCCCGCTACGGACAGGCTTCCCGAATAGTACCGCCGCGGCGTCCGTATCCACCGCGAGGATGCCCGCCGGAGTCCCTTCGCTGAACGTATCTGCGGCGGAATAGCGGTAGCCGAGTCGCGTGCCCAGTGCTGTGCGCTCCACCGCTCCGCTGTCGGGAAGCATCCGCGTAAAGACTCCGTGCAGAGCCAGATTCTCTTTCTCAGCGCAGAGATACGGCCCCGCATCCGATCCCAGCCGCAGCCGTTTGTGGATCGTGATGCCCTCATCGTCGGAATCGGTGCGGTAGCTCGAAAGCAGCACCTCGCCGAAGTTATGACGTACGGCCAGCGAGGCGGGGAAATAAGCCGCCCCGTGCGGCGAGAGGAGCATATAGCTGTCGTCCGTATCCGTCAGTCCCGAAAGCAGGCGTATGCGGTCCGTCCGTTCCCCTCCCAGCAGCAGGCTGCTTCCGGCGCCCGAGAGCTGCACCGCACCATCCGGCAGGCCGCCCAGCACCGTGACGCCGCCCATACGCACGCCGTACCCCTCGCCGAAGGAGAGGTGGCACACGACCGAGAGCTCCTCCTCGCGCAGCAGGAGCATCCGCCGGCCGTCGAGGCCCAGCTCCGCACCATGCAGAGCCCGGAGCGTGTCCGAGAGCTCGGCCGTACCTGCGACATGCAGTGTTCCCGCGACCGCAGCGTCGCGCATCGTCCAGTCCGCATCGCTGCGGTTGGAGTTGCCGCCATGAAAGACTTCATTTCCACCGATCGAAATTCCCGTCGGAGCGATCCTCACTCCGCTATCGGTATCGCCTATGAGAATCGAAGAACGGGATGTAAGGAGCGTATCGCCCAGATCGAGCCCCGCGGCCGAGAGGACGATACGGCCGCCCTGTGGATCGTAGCAGAGAACCCGGTGTCCGGAGAGCAGGATGCCGCCCCGCACGTCGATATCCTCCGCAAAGCGGACCCCGGCGCCGTCCTCACGAGCGTAGGCCGCAAGCAAGGTGCGGTTCTCCGTCCCCGCCTCGAAGCCGTAGTGGGCCCTCAAAAGACCCGACATGTCGCCCCCGCTGCGGCACAGATACCCTATGAGAATGCCGCTCCCGCTGTCTCCGTCGCCCCCTACGGCGCCCGCAATGGCCGCGGCGAAGCCGTAGGCCGTATTGTGCAGGCGGATCGACGTCTCGTCGCCTTCTTCCACACCCCACGGATGTTCGTCGTCACGCCGATCCTGCGCGTTGAAGAATCGGTTGTAAAGTTCCGTATAGATACCGTGGCAGAGGCTCCCCGGCGTAAGGGAGCCGATGGCGGGGTCTTTCTCGACGCTCATTTCGTGAAGGAGGTTTGGGAAAGGAAGTTCTGAATCTTGGAGATAAGGGGCGCGAAATTCGGAGCGTTGACTGCAGGCATCGTACCCATGAGCGTCGGGGTCATCAGCTTCGTACACTCGGTAAGGAACTCCATCATCAGCTGTGCGAGCTGGCGGCCCAGCACCACGGGCTCCGTGGCGTCCTCGGCCCCGAGGGTGATCTTTTCGCCTGTGACGGTCACGGCCTGCCCGCCGACCTTCGTTTCGGCTCTGTCCGCCGAAAGCGTGAATGCTCCCTGATCCGCCTCCAGTCCGATATGCTCGGCATCCTGCGTAACGGATGTCTCCTTGCCACCGTCGTTTTTGACCGTCGAAGTGATCCCCTCGGCCGTATAGTGCGTCGCGGCCTCGTTGCCCGTGGGCTCCAGCTCGTCGTAGTCGGGCGTAGAGTCGCTCGAAAGATCCAGTTCCTCGGTCTGGCGAACGCCCACTGTAACCTCGCGGTGCGCGCTGTATTGCAGCACGTCGGCATGCGAGAAGTTTACCACGTACATCGCCCGCGTGGCGGCGTCCGAGACGATGGTAACGTCCGAGAGCAGTGTCGGGACGATAAGAACCCCGCCGCTGTTGTCCCGCGTGCCCGCGAGCAGCACGCCCTTATGGATGATCGGCTCCGTGGAGGCCGTCTCGTCGGGGTATTCCCCCACGTCGATCGTACCGCCGTACTCGGCGAACTCCGCGTCCGAGGGATCATCGTGCACCTTGGCCACATAGCCGTGGATAAGGCGCGCTGTCCCCACGCCTCCCGTGCCGCCGGGCGACATATCCACGCGGTCGATACTTCGGCCCAGCGCGATGCGCCGGATCGCCTCGCGGATCACCAACTGGCTGCTACTGCTGTCGGGGATTTTAGGTTTCGTGTCGTTCATCTCAGATTCCGTTTATTAAGGAATAGGACGAAAAAGGCACGGAAGGTGGCGTCCCGGGCGGCTTACAAACAGGCAAAATATTGCATTTTCCCTTGCAGTGAAGAGATTTTTGTACTACATTTGCATAAACAGGCAATATATTGCAGCTATGAATTACTCGATCATCAGACAAAGACGTGCGTTGCTTTCGCTCACGCAGCAAGATTTGGCCGATTATGCGGGTGTGAGCCTGAGAAGCATCCGCAGCATAGAGGCCGGCAAAGGAAATCCCTCCGTGGCGACGCTCTCGAAGATTGCCGAGGTGCTTGGCCTGCAGTTACAACTCAACGTAAAGGAGGTCGCTAAATGAGACAGGCGGAAGTTTACAGCAACGGCACTTTGGCCGGAACACTGACCGAAACGGACGAGGGAACGTACCGTTTCCGGTATGACGACGCTTTTCTGGCCGACAGTCGGCAGAGAGCCATCGCCCTTTCTTTCCCTAAAAGCCAGCGGGAGTTCTCTTCGGAGACGCTGTTCCCGTTTTTCTATAACATGCTTGCCGAAGGTGCGAACAAGGCGTATCAGTGCCGCACGCTGAAGATCGATGAGAACGATGCTTTCGGACTGCTGCTCGCCACGGCGCACACCGACACCATCGGAGCCATAACCGTAAAGAGGATATGAACATTGGGAAAAGATTTCTTAATACGCAAGTTAAAGAATAATCCCGCCATTAAACCGACGGATTCCCGAGTTAAATAGCTTTTCAGTATATTGGATTGCACGAATTTTGCGTTATCTTTGTAACAAGAGAAATGGAGGAAGCTATGAACCAAATTATCATAACCCCGAAATCCGAACAGGAGCATTCGTTCATCTTGGAGATGCTCAAACGGATGAAGATCAAGGCTACGTCCGTAGAGGAGAAACCGTTGCGCCGTATGACGATCGAGGAGTATCGTGCGATAGCCGAAATAGCTATTGCTGATGCGGAGGCTGGCCGCACGATATCACAGTCCGAAATGGAAAAACGCGTTGCATCGTGGCAGTAATCGTCGAATGGTCGCAAGACTGCTTCTAACTATGCTGGAATGTTGTATTAGGGTTAGATGGTATTTTGTATTTTTGTGTAGAGATTAAAATCGGATGATTATGACGACAATAGAACTTAATGCAAAAAAAATGGAAATCATTGAAATGCTTATGCAGGTCAATGATGAAAAAACAGTTACGGACATTATGTCCTATATGCGTAACAAGCAATCCGTCACGCCTCCTTGTCGCTATACCGTCGAGCAAGTGAAAGAAATTGTGGCTATGGCAGAGCATGACATCGAGAATGGAAGCAAGCATTTTGTGTCTCATGAAGAATTGAAACGTAGAGTCATACCGCAATGAGGATACTTTGGTTCGAACGGGCTCTGAAAGATTTGGATGCGATCTATAATTTTCGGGCTGTGGAGAGTGAAAAATCTGCTGTCAAACTTTATAACGAGATTTTAGACCGAGCAGAGAGTTTGTTACAGCAGCCGCTAATGGGAGCCGTGGAGCCATATTTGAATGATGGTAGAGCTATTTATCGTTTTCTTTTGGTAGAAAAGACATACAAAATCATTTATAGGGCGGATATTGATAATGCTGAGATCTATATCCTCATGATATGGGACTGTCGTCAGAATCCTGAGAAGATGCGAGAGTAAAACTACATAGTGGTTCTCACCACAGGCAAAACGTGCAAACCGATGGCTTGCACGTTTTTTATTCGTCACCAAGTTGGTAACGAATTAGCTCCCATGAAGCCTTTCGTGTCCAGTTATCTGGAAAGTGCAGTTCAATCGGCGGGAATTTGTTTTAATCGATATGTTCGGGAGAATCAGTATTCCTTTGATTTCCCGAAATTCCGGTACTTTAGCCTCCTTTCTTCCCGTCCCCGTAAGTCGTCTTTGTGCCTTTGATCTTATACGGAATCGAGATGCGCTGGCGGTAGCCTCCGGTTCCGAAAGTCGTAGTGACCTCCTCGACCAGATATACGCCGTTTTTCGAGGGATTACGCTCGTCGATAAGTTCCACCTGACAGGCGGGGGTAAGGGCGTGATCGCCGAAGATCGTCAGGTGTCCCGTGATGCCGTTCAGGTTATAAGCACGGAAATATTCGATAGCCTCCTCGACCAGCTTATCCGAGGTAATACGCATATTGGTCGAGGTGTACGGCACCACCGTATAGGTCGAAAGATCGACCTTCGTGCGGGTGTCGGCCCCCGTAGCCGTGGTATTGCCCGTCAGCTTGTGCGTCTTCTTGCTGATCTGCGTCGCGTTGACCGTCTGGAACTCCTTACTCTCGGGATTCGAAGGGTCGTAATCCGGATTGAGTCGTACCGTCACTTCGAAGAACTTTTCGTCCGTGCCCAGCGCCTTGGCCTGCACGGCCAGAAAGCGCGGGTCCGTACGCAACACTTTCAGGTCGTTCTGCGCCACATGCCAGTCGAAACGTATCGGGAAGGGCGCAGGGTCGTCATTGGGGAATTGCGGCTGGCTGGCCGACGAGGAGTACGGGCGCCCCACAGCGATCGCGGGCATCGTATCGTTCGACGCGCTGTCGTATTTGAGGAAACAGTAGACGCGGTAGCGGCTCCATGAGTTCAGTACGTCGGCCACCGTGAAGTTGTCCGTGATCTTGATCTTCCCGATCTCGATGTCGAACCGTTTCGTCTGGCTGTGGAGCGTGAAGCCCGTATCCTTTAGCAGACCGTACTTGTCGCCCAGCACGTCGTTTACCTTCGTACCTTCGACGGGTGTCTCGAACTTGGGCGCCGTCTTCAGTTTGAGTTTGTAGGCCATGTTCTCGCACTCGATTTCGAAGTGGCTGTCCGAATTGTAGGCCGTGATGTATCCGTCGAACATGTTTTTCAGCGCGCCGTTGTAACCCAGTTTGATATTGATGCGCTGTCCGACCTTGAACGTTTTGTCGTCCAAAGCCGCCTGTCCTGTGCGCTTCTCGATGAGTACGCCGTCCTGCATCACTTCCGTCGTGAGTCGCGTGGCATCCACGCCTTCGGCCGTCACGGAACCGATGATCGTGCTTTTATAAAGCGTACCTTTGGGGAAGGTCACCTTGGCCGTGCCGATGAGTTTCTTGTAGGACTCGGTAATCTGTATCTGCTGTACCTCCGAGAGCTCGATACCGTTTCTGATGACGATGGGATTCGACGGGTCGGCGTCGCCGACGGTTATGCGGCACGAGAGGATATCCAACGTACTCAGAGCCATAGGCGGCTGATTTTAAGCAGTGACGAAGGGTCCACGACGTCGGTTCCCATCTGCACCCATTTGATCCACTTGTTCGTATGTTTAATGGCCTCGTCGACACGCTCCTGTTCGGCCGTTCTAACTTCGATGGCCTCCGAAGGTTCTACGGCCACGCACTGTAAGGTGTAAGGCTGCACGTTGCGGCAGTCCGAGGTCCCGAGGGCGTAGCTCAGCACGATAAGCTGCGTGATCTTGAACTGCCGCAGGATCGTGTTGCTGCAATCGATAATTCCCTTGTGCCGCATGAGCTTGAGGAACTTCGACACTTCGGCTTCCGGATAGACATCCGGATATTTCGACGTGATCTTGCCCTCGATGGATATTTCGTAATCGCCGCCCGAGACGAACTCCTTGCGCGTATGGTCGCGCCCCTGTACCGTTGTGAGTACGATGTTATTCTTACTCGATACCTGCACCCGCGGGCCGAGGTCCACGAACTCCACGCGGGAGCCGGCCTTGCCGCCGGGCGTTTCCGTAACCGCAGCGCTCAGCTCCAGATAGTCCATAACGACGTTGCCCACGATCGTATCCGTATGGTTTTTCTTTCGCGCCACGGCCTGCTGGTCCTCGATCAGGCGGTAATATTGTCCCGTTTTGTTGGCGAGGCTCGTTTGAGACTGGGTCTGCAAGTATTTGTCCCGCACGGTCTGCTCCCAGTATTTCAGGTAGCGGGGATACGAGCGCAAGGCTCCGTAGGCTGCCTGATGTACGGTCTGTATCAGACCACGTCCCAGCAGGTCGATGTCTTTGCCCAGATAGTGTACCGTTCCTTCTTTGAAATGCGCCAGTCCCATGCCCAGCGCCCGCCGGGCTGCATCCGAGATATAGCCCGAGAGTGTTCCGTGACTCAGGATGCCGCCCGAGAGGAGGGTCGAAACCCCGATATTCAATATTCTGCCCATAATGTCCGTATTATGCCCCGTTCCACGAAGCATCGAAGTCGTGGACCACGTCGATCAGCGCTTGCGCCATCTGCTCCTTCAGGTCGCGGATCTCGGGAAGACTCCCGTCGCCGCTGCGGAGCAGTTCAACGGTCTCGATGCTCAAAAGATTAGTGATATTGACGATAACCTGTTTGGGCGCCGCAGAGGAGAGCTTTCCCGTGCCCGAGTAGTTGCCTCCGGCGCCGCCGTCGTCCCCGAGGCCCGTCACCGAGATTCCGGGGGCCTTCCACGGTGTCTCGTCCAAGCTGGCCGGTTCGTTCGAGTAGAGGTACTGCGGAATGCCCGCCCGCTTGAAGATGTTCTCGGCAATCTGGCCGCTCTGGAAGGTCTCGCGCAGCGCCGCCATGACCGTACCCAGCTGCTCATGGGCGATGCGGAAGTTCTTCAGGTGCTCGACCTTCTGCTCCTCGGTAGCGTTCGCAGCCAGCGGGATCTGCTCCCAGAGCTGCGTCTTTTCGTTGAAGCGGAAGCCAAGCTTCTGGAACTCCCCGAAGCTGAAGCCCGCAGCCGCGATGCCCGACTGGGCATGCTCCCGGCGCTCCATGAGCTCCTTGTATTCGCGGGCCACGGCGAGCGCCTCCGGCACGAACTTCTCGTTCATGCGTTTCTGGTACTCCCATGTCGCGGCGGCCTGCTGCACGGTCATCTCCTCGAGTCCCCGCCTGAAAACCCGCGAGGTGTCGCTGTAATGGCTGTACAGCGTCTTGTCCACCTTCTTGAAGTCATAACCGTGAACCGTGGGGATCGCGTCGATATAGGCTTGTATCTCGGCCTGTGAGGTCAACTTCCCCAGCTCGGCATAGACGCTTTTGATGCGCGTGGCCCCGTCCTTGTCCGCCTGAAAGACGATGGCTCGCGTCAGGTCGTCGCGGTAGGCGTCCGAGAGGGTGTAGATATCCGTATTGAACGTATAGCCCCCGAAGGAGCTGCCGCCCGAGGGCAGGCCGCTCAGCAGGGCCCGGAACCAGTTGCCCGTCCACGCGCCGACCTTCAGGCCCGTAGACTCCTGCAAACTCTTGCCCTCGGTAAGTTTGTCTACGGCGCCCTTGGCGTTTACCGCCGCATTGTAGGTCTTACGGAGCGATTCGTAAAGCGCATCCACCGACGGGTAGTTGTACTTGCGTTCCTCCTGCAGTTCGGCGAACGCCGCATCCGTAGCCTCCTTGACCTTCCATGCCTTGTAGGCCGCCCATCCCAGCGCCCCGGCCAGTACGCCGATAGCTCCCGCCGCCACGACGGCGCCCGTGCCCAGCGCTCCGAGCGCCGCTCCTGCACCCAGAACGCCGCGCCCCGTGACCACCTGCGAGGCGAAGACCCCCGATGCTGCACGACGTATGCCGAGACCCGTCAGTGAACGCTGTACTCCGGCGCCCGCCAATGCCGACATCAACGCTCCACGTCCTCCCGAGACTCCCGCCTGACGCAATGCGCCGACTATGTTGCGCTTGTCAGCGAAGGTCATGCGCCCCAGCAGCCCGCTGCCGCCGAGTCCCGTGAGCGACGAAAGCAGTCCTGCGCCTGTCATGGCAGCTTTCTGCTTGCCCAAAAGACCGAAGGCTACGGCGAGATTCGTGACGGCACCCGCCAGGCGGAACAGTCGCGTGGCGGCGAACCCCGTGAAGAGCACCGGCTCCAGCCACCGATAGTTGTTGCCCACCCACGCAGCGATCTTCCCGAAGAGCGCGAACAGATCCAGCAGCGCCGAGGAGAGCGAGGCCAGTCCCCGGGCGAACTTCTCCGTATTGAGTACCGCAGTGAGTTTTCGTAACGTACGTTGAATCTGCGGCTCCATGATCTCGTAACCGCGCATGAACATCTCCGAAAAGGTCGAGGTAAACTGGTACCACAGACCTTTGGTTGTCTCCTGCTTGACCTTGGCCAATTCCGAAGAGATGCCGTGCGATGTGCGGTTGTGCGTCGTGAGCTCGCGCAACTGCTCGTAGTTTTGCAGGAACATGATCGCTGCGTTACCGCCGATGCGGCCGAAGATCTTGTGCATGTCGCCCAGCGAGGCGCCCTTTGCATTGAGGTCCTCGAAAATGTCGGCCAGCGGACGGATCTTCTCCAGCGTACGCCCATAGACATCGACTTCGTGCGTGAACTTCACGCCCAGCCGGTCGAGGATGTCCCGCGCCTCCTTGGGCTGGTACGCCAGACGCGAGGCCAGAGCGCGCAGCGACGTGCCCGCCATCGTGCCCTTGACGCCCATGTTGCCCAGAAGACCTATGGCCGCCGCGGACTCCGTGAAGTCGATACCTGCCATGCGCAGGTAACCCGCGGCCATCTTGAACGACTCGGCCGTCTCGATGATATTGACGTTCGAGCGCGAGATCGTCGAGGAGATGATGTCCGCGACAACGGGCATGCTTCCCGAGGCGATGTCGTAGCCCGCCATGATATTGGTCGTAAGGTCCGCGACCTGCTCCAGCGGGTTGTCGCCGATAAGGGCCAGATTCGTGATAGGACGGATCGATTGGTTGATCGATTCGATGCTTTGACCCGCCATGGCCAGATACTTTACGGCGCCGCCCACCTCCGTAGCCGTGAATTTCGTGTCGATGCCCACCTGTCGGACGTTCCGGGCCATGGCCTCGAAGCGCCGTTCGAAGGAAGAAAGGTCGCTGTCCGCGACACGCAGGATCGAGCGCGCCGACTCCATCGTATTGGCGTACTCCACGGCATCTGTAAGCTCCCGTCGCATCATGCCGTAGAGCATGTAGCCGTTGAGCATATAGGCGAAGGGAAGGGCATTGCGAAGCGAAGGGGCGTGCGAATACTGCAGGCGGTTGATCGCAGCCCGCTGACGGCTCCCCGAGATGTTGTCCGCAAGGGTTCGCTGCCGCATGACGCTTCGCACGGCCTCGACATTGCGCTGTCGCAGGGCCTTGTCGGCAGCCTTGCGGGCCCGTTCCGCCTCCGCCGCAGCCCGCTTTTGCGCCGCGGCGGACTCCTTGCCGTTCGAGACGGGAATGGTGCGGGGAAGCACGGTCTGCAACTGCTCCTGAACATGCGGCGGCAGCAGAAACGCCTGCGTCGCGATCGGAGTCCGGGACGCTTTCTCTTTCGCCGCACGCTGTACGGCACTCCTGCCCAACGGCATGGCCGCCGCGGCTGCCGTGCGCACCTGTCCCAGCAATGCGAGAATCTCCGTAAGGCGTCCCTTGGCGACGTCGGTCTGTATGTTCAGCTCGCGGCTGCGCTCCAGATGGGCCAGCGCCGAGTTGATCTTGCCCAACGAGCGCGTGAGCGTCGTCTGCGTGGTATGCGTCGTGCCCGACAGGTTGCGGAACACCTCCCGCGAATGGCGGATGATCTCCGCAGCATTCTTCTGTACGCCCCGACTGTCGAACGCCTTGCCCGGGTTTACCGTAAGGCGAATACTCTTGTTCTTGGCTTCGATCGTCGTCAGCGCCGTGATGATGCGGCCCAGCTTCTCCTCGCCGCGACGCGTGTCTACGTTGAACTTGTAGTTGTACTTGCGGCCTTTGCCCGAGGGGTCGGTGCGCAGCGCCTTGTCGATAGCCTTGAGGGCTTTTTGGACGTTCTCCACGGCACCCGACATGTCGCCCTTGAACTTCGAGAGAGCCTCCACGGCAGCGGTGAAATTCCCAAGCTGCCGCGTGGCTTCGGTCGACTCGACCTCGATGTTGTATTTGACGTTATAAGTCTGGTCCGACATGGCGTATCTCTTCCTGTAAGGATAGAGACGCCGGGCCCCGAACGATTACGCGGCACGAAGGCATAAAAAAACGCGCCCCCGAAAGGGGACGCGGAACACAAGGTGCCGCTCAGGCAGTATGCGGGGGTGCAAAGAGCGCCCGGGCGGAATTGTGAACCATGAACTGTTCGTGAAGCCAGAGGGCTTCCTCCGAGAGCGAGGCGAACTCCTCGTCGCTTATACCGTCCAGATCGACACCGGGGAAGTAGTGGCGTATGTATATCAAACGCTGACGGATACGCTGTCCGTCCCGCACTGCCGCCCCGTCGATCAGTTTACCAGTAGCGACTGGCGCGTCTGGATGAGTTCCGAGAGCTGGCCCATCAGCCCGAACAGGAACAGCGAGTCGTTGTCCACAAGATCGCGGTCCCCCTCCAGAAAGCAGTCTCTGGCAAGCTGGCGCATGGCTGTCACCTCGTCCTTCTTCGAGGCGACCATGAATTTCGAGAACTGCGGGAATGTAGGCTCGGCCATATAGGCCACATAAATCTCCTTCTCGCCGCATTCCGTATCCCCGAACACAACCATCGGATAGACCTTACGGAGCTTCTTTTCGGATTTGAGCGCCGCAGCCTTCTCGCGGATCTCGGATTCCTGACGGAGCGTTAAACTTTTTTCTTCCATGTGACATGTCGTTGTTTTGATGTACATGAAAGAATAGAGGCATTGCCGGGGAATGTTTATGAATCGGGATTGTTTTGCCGGCAGCGCATACTGATTCGTTTTTGCAGGGCGGGAGAAACCGTAAAACGTATCGTCCTGCCGGCCGGAACAAGGATATGCCTGCGTCGGTAAGGATCGTATCCCTTACGTTCGCGACACTCCCGCAGACGAAAGGAACCCAATGACGATATGGTAACCTTGTGACCGTCGAGAACAGAACGGATTATCTGGTCGAAAACGGCATTTACGATCGGCAGGATATCTTTCTCAGGCTTGTGGAGTTCTTTGGAAATCCGACGGACCAGCATATATTTATTCATAGCCGCTATCTGGATAGTGTTCGAGCAATATATGATTACGGATATGTACAGACCATTTATTGTTGTTCCTCCTCTTGCCGATGGCGTTCGACCAGTTCGTTGTGTTCGCGGATGATTTCCGGAAAGTTGCGGATGACGAATCCGCTGAAACTGTTGGGCACCAGTCCGAGCCGCTTCGCTATCGCCTTGCGGTTCTCGGTCGTCGTCCGGTACAGGTGGAGCGCTTCGGCGTATTTCTCCATGCTGCGTCTGGAGACGTATTTCCCCTCCGCCGTGGTCATCATGCCCGACTGGGCCCACAGCTGCGGTTCATGTTCTCGTAGATACTGCCTGAAGGTCTCCGGATGCAGTCCGAATTCCGCGGCAATGCGGCTTACGGGCTGACCGCTTTCGCGCAGACGGGCTATGGCCGGAGCATACTTCGCTGCGGCGGCCCGTTTGTACTGCTTGACATCTGTCAGGGATTTGCCCTCCTCGTATCGGGCGCCTCTGCGGGCGAAGGAGAGCTCCTTGTGCCACTTGCGCAGATACCAGTAGAGGGTGCTGGGATTTATGCCTGCGCCTTCCGCGATTTCACGGATCGTCATGGCGGTTTCGGCATACAGCTGCACGGCTTTGCGATAGCGCTCCTGCGTCTCGGTCTTCGGCTTGTGCCGCTGGCCGTTTCCGGAGATCTGTCCCTTTTTCTTGTGGGTTTTGGCCTGCTGACGTTTCAGAAGCCGTTTATGTTGCAGGTCCTTGTGGTAGAAGAGTACATGCTGGCTGAGCCCCGATGCGGAGACTTTGCAGGCTTCGGCTGCCTCGGGAATGGTCATGTCCGTCGTACGGAGCAGTTCTATGGCCCGGGCATACTGCTCCTTGCACCAGGGACGCACTCCCCGCTGCTGGTTGTCGTTCAGGCCGAGACGTTGGCGCTCGCGCTCCCTGCGTTCGATGATTTCGGGATAATGTACTCTGAGTTGATTGGCCAGCCCTGTGGGATTCAGATTGAAGCGGCGGGCGATCTGCGAAATGTTGTATTGGATGTAGGCGTTATCGTCGCAGGCTTCGATGGCCGCCTTGTATTTGGCATGGGTCGCGGCATGCTGCCCGCGGGCTTCGTGCAGCTTGGTCTGCCGGATCAGTTCCGCAGGACATGTCACGCCGTAACGGGCGAACAACGCCTCGCGGTGGTATTTGCGCACGTAGGCCATGAATCCGGTGGTCGAAACACCGCATTGGCTGCAAATCTCGTGTGCCGTTCGCTGCGTGGATGTGTACAGCGACAGGGCTTCCCGGTACTTTTCCACCGTCTCGGGACGCGGGCCCGTATCGTTTCCGTTGCGGCCGTCGCGCCGGGTCCCGCTCTGTGCGGACTTCGGTGCAGTACGCATGATATCTTCCGTTTGTACTCGACAGTCGTCATCGTGAAGCGGTCGGCTCCTTATCCATGTCCGCGGCGCCCGTCTGCCAGCAGCTCGTCCAACATGCGGTCTTCGCGGGTGCCTTTCCTCCTGTCGCTTCGGTATCGGGCCTTGATCTTCGCTTTGGCATACCCCTTCGTAAAGAAGAAGTATTTGCAGATCGGCGACTCCCGGAACTGCTTCTCCAGCACGTTGTACGCCTTGAACTGTCTCAGATGTCCGCAGTAGGAGTTGATGACCGAGAGCATCTCTTCCAGCCGTCGGGTGCCGGGCTCTGTCTGCGCACATTCCCTCTCCAGCCGGCGAATGGACTCGTGGAACAGCGCGACGGTGCGTTTTGTCGGGTAGCATCTGTAGGGCTTGACGTAGGCGCCCAGAAATGCCGTTCCCCGCGAGTAGTGTTGCAGGCGTATCTTGTCGGGGTGGAGTTCCAGCTTCAGCTCCTGGCGCAGGAACCTGCGGATCTTCGGCACTTGCTCTTTCAGAAAATTCCGGCTTTCATGGACGATGTAGAAGTCGTCGACGTAGCGTCCGTAGTGCTTGCATCGCAACACCCGCTTCACGTATTCGTCGAGCTGCCCCAGATAGATGTTGCTGAAGAGCTGCGAGGTCAGGTCGCCGATGGGCAGCCCCACGCCTGCCGGAGCCATCAGCAGGCTCTTCGAGCGCGGCAGGCCGTTCCAGTCCGACTTGCTTCCGCGTATCTGGCAGCCCTGCGTGGGATTGCGGAAGATGATGCGGCGGAGCAGGAAATCCACCAGCTCCATGTCCAGCCGCTCGCCCCAGCGGAGTCCGTTCCCGGAGGGCCGGTCGCGGCAGCGGGCGAGCGTGCGTCGTATGATCTGGTACAACTGCTCCTTGGTAATGCTCATGAAATATCCCCGCAGGTCGAGTTCCAGCACATAGGCGTTGCAGGTGTAGTTGCGCGTACAGCTGCGTATGTGGTGCTCGATGCGCCTTATTCCTTCGCTCGTTCCCTTTCCCTTGCGGCAGGAGTAGCTGTCGAAGATCATGCGCGCCTCGAACAGGGGCGACAGATAGTTGAACAGCAGATGATGCACAACCCTGTCCTTGAACTGCGAGGCGAATATCTCTCTTTTTACGGGTCTGTCGACTATGAAACAGACACCCGGCGCTGGTTCGTATTTCCGGTCCCGGATCTGCTCGTACAACTCGACGAGGTTGTGTTCGAGATCCATCTCGAAGGCGATCTGCTGCTTGGAGTTACGCTTGTTTCGTCTTGCATCGTAATAGGCCCGGAAAATATCGACCAGCAGATCTGGTCCGTTCTTCTCCATGATTCGAGGTTCGTTTCAAGCAGTGGCAAATTCTTGGAGACAGCGCGCCGGGAACCCGTTGCCGCGGTTGTTCGTGTTCTGCGGGTTGACGTTCGTCGAGTTGAAGTTCAGGTTGCGACCGTTCGTCGAGCCGTTCGGCGTAGCCGCCCAGTAGTAACCGTTGGATCGCTCGTTGGACAT